GCTCCTGTGTTACCTTGTGATCCTGTATCTCCTTGAGCTCCTGTTGAACCTTGACTACCTGTATCTCCGTGTGACCCAGTATCGCCTTGACTACCGGTTGAACCTTGTGCTCCTGTGTTACCTTGTGATCCTGTATCTCCTTGAGCTCCTGTTGAACCTTGACTACCTGTATCTCCGTGTGACCCAGTATCGCCTTGACTACCGGTTGAACCTTGTGCTCCTGTGTTACCTTGTGCTCCTGTGTTACCTTGTGATCCTGTATCTCCTTGAGCTCCTGTATTACCTTGACTACCTGTATTACCTTGACTTCCTGTATTGCCTTGACTACCTGTATCACCTCGGGCACCTGTATTACCCCCACTCCCACAAGTAACTAAACAATCGCAAGGATCTGGTTCTGGTGCGTCACAATCAGGAAAACCATCACACGGGTCCGTTTCGGGGTCATCACACCCAGGACAAGGAGTATAATAACTACCGCATCCAGAGCCGTTATATGGTCTGCCGTTAATATTTGCGACAGTTAAATTTGTAACTGTAATATTTTCGCTAGTGATATTTTTTGCGTTTATATTACTCATTATATATTATAGAAAGCAAACATAATTTAAATTAATATATTTTTGTTATATTTATTAAATAATCTATACATTATTGTTTAATAAATGGGCTAAATATTTAATTTAATTCGGAACTGGGGAAGGTCGTTGGTTTTTTTCTATTACTAAAGGTTCTGGTACGTATATAGGACCCTTTTCGTAAATATTTGTTGAATTTAATTTATTTATTTCAGGAACAAAACAAGGTGCTGGATTGACTAAATTTGTAGAATTGATTCCAAATAAAAATGACTCTGTATCAGCTGCGTTATTAGACATTTTATTCCAAGGTATTTGCGCTCCCAATAACCCGTTTCCAGGAAGATTTGTATTATATGCTGCTCCATATTGCGAGTTATGATACAAAGTATAGTTTTCAAATTGTTTGTATTCTCTTTGTTCTAAACAATAATTGCCAGGAGTGTTTCTGTTACGTGTAGAAGCCATTATATACATATACTTTTAAAAAAAGTATTACAAAAACACACATTTTTTTAAATCAGATAAACTGGAATCTGAAATTTTACCATTCTCTATAAATTCACAGATACAAATATGTATTAAATATAAATAGTCAAATGAAAATAAAATGATGAATCCGACTTCATGTTCTAAAGTTACTGAAAAGTTAGAAGCTACATGATCGATACACTCTTTTAACCCTTCATGGTCTTTAATTCTTTCGTAAATGTCTAATATAACATTATTCATTGTTTCTTCACAACAATTCTCAATATCAAAAATATTCATTAAGTCTTCTTGGTATAAAACATTTCGGATAAATTCTTTTTCTTTTTCTGTAACTACATCAGTTTCTAAAAATACGTCAGGTGAATTGTATCTGCATATATACTTTGTGTTATACATATAATGAGTAAAATTGTTGTACGTTTAAATTGTTGTACGTTTAAATTATTTATATTTTAATGAATAATGAATATTTATTATTACAAATATTTATTATTTTATATTTAGTGGTGGATAATTATTGTTTGAGTTTAGACGTATTGACTTGAAGTATGCTTATTAAAGTAGTCCGCATCCCGAGTTAATTCGCGAGATGGCACCCCGCCACGAACCCAACCTTGGGAAGCAACGCCTTCAACACTTGTCGCCGGGTTATTGAGTCTCTCTTTAACAGCAGGTAACAATGGTGTTTGATGGTATTTAATGTAACTCTTTTCACTTAAATTATTAACACTTCGTTTATTAACAAGTTGTTCTCCTTGTTGAATTTGTGATTCCATAACAGGATTAACAGACCCACGGCCCAAGAAAGGAACCGTTGCGAAGGGTCTTTGATATAAATCGATTCTGCATCTAGGATGTGTTTGAATTGTGCCGATTTGGAGCTTAGAAGATGTATCAATATTGCATCCTCCTGCGCCAGAGTTGAACCCACCATTATACATAATACCTGGTTGTGTAGTAGCTAACTCTATCGGTTTTTTCATGGAGCAATCAGATGCGAAATAATTTTGTAGCGAGTAATTACACGACGACACATTTTGAATATCGGTTTGAGATTTGCAACAATCATCAAGGCCAATTCTTGACATATTATCAAAAGTATAACTAGAGACGTTTGCCATTTATATATATTAAACATTATTTTTTACTAAACTTGAATTTTACTAATTGAAATAAAAAATAGGAAATAAATAGGAAATAAAAAATAAAACCCAAAATAGTAAAACTTAATACGATAAATGCTTTTAATAAAGTGTATAACGATAGCTATCTTTAACTCTCGATATAGCCCCTGCTGCGGTGCTTTCCTTAGAAGAATACTTAAGATCATTATATAAAAACTGAGCGAATGCTCCTTGGTCATTAGAAACTTTGGTATTTGCTGTACTAAAAAACGCCCGATTTGATTGGTCTAATTCAAAGTTTTGCCATAAATCTCCGTAAAGCTGTTTGTTTGTATTTTTAATATCTGGGTTCATAAATTGAACTGAGCGTTTAATATTTTTGGTTATATCCTCATCTACATCTACGTTAAATGCGGGTGGTGCGGCTTTTCTATCGGGCGAATCCATAATTTCAGTCAATAAAACATTGCTAAATGGATTTTTCTTATTACCTTCTTTATACTCGTCCTTCAAAATTTTATCCAGAGGAATCGCATTTGTATCGGATGAATTACCCGATGACCCATATTCCCTTCCGCTTTCGCTTCCGCTTCCTTGAACTAAAAACCCCTCTGCCATCATTTCTTTGGTAAGTTTCTTTTTTCTCATATTGTATAAGACGAATATTATAGCCAAAGTTAAAATTCCAACAAATAATATTCTTGAGGACATTGACAAAATATATCCTAAAATGGTGATTAAAATAATTAATCTAGTAATAGCGTTTAATTTTTGTTCGTAGCACATATTTGTTGTAGGCCATAATTCAAAAATATAGTCTTTATTAAATAAAACGGTAGGATCATTGGCCCAGAATGGAATTATCATTATATATATATAAATCTTTTAAAAAGTTTATCAAATACTTCTATACTATTACTTAATTATTTCTTTCCTTTTCCGTTTTTTTTCTTTTTGCCCTCTCCTGTTTTTTGAGGTTGGTTTGCGTTTCTTGGCGTTTTGTCTACTTTCTCTCCCGTGCTAAAAATTTTAATTATTTCTTCCTCGGAAATTGTAGGTAAAACAGGTATTGGTAAAGGTGTTTGCGCTTGACTGTTTCTAGCTTTTTGGTTAGCTTCTGATTTAGCCTTGATTCTTTCTTTAGTTTGTGCTAATTTCATGCTCTTATTTAATTGGGCCTCCATTGCTCCAACATTGACCTTCCCGCCAAGACCACCTAAGTTTCCTAGGTTGCCCAAATCGCCCATACCCATTTTACTTAACATTGATTGAATATTTCCCATTCCAGGCATATTTTTCATTCGATTCATAATTTCTGTAGCTTCTGCGATTAATTCGCTTTCTTTAATTTCTCCAGATTTAATTCTGGTGTCTAATTTATCTCCGACGTTTTTTACTAATCCCATTAATTTTGTCGGATTTTTAATGAGTTTATTTAAAACGTCGTTCATGTCTGTAGCATTTTCCATATCCATATTGAAATTTTCTGCGGTTTCTTCTGCTATTTCTCTTGCTAATTTTCCCAATTTTCCATCTAACATCCCAGTAATATGGTCATGAATTTCATCCGCATTTGGCAAATCTCCCATATTTATGTTTGAGCCAAGACCTTCGCCCTCTCCCTCACTCCCGCTTCCGCTTCCGCTTCCTCTTCCTCCCATATTAGCACTTAAATCAAACATTCCTTGCATTTTTGACAATGTTTCCTGTAACTTTGTTTTGAAATCTTCCTGATTAATATTATCAAACAGTTTTGCCGAATCTCCAAATACTTCTTTGTTTTCAAGCGAGCCGACAATTGAGAATAAAATCAACTGAAGGTATTTCCAAATAATATCTCTGGTTTTTTGGGTAATGTCAAATTTCCACAAGTTTTTGAAATGAATATGTGGCAAAAACTCGGTGTCTATAGTTGAGTCCTCATTAAACATCTCATCGCTCTGATATAAAATATCAAAAAACCTAGGGGGTAATTTTTTCTTACAAAATGTAAACAATATTTTAGTACTGGTAGTTTCGGATAACTTAATTACTTTTAATCTCTCTTCTTCGTCCTCAATAGAGTCGAAACTAGATTTGGTTTTCCACCATTTATTTATCAAAGGCTCATATTCAGGAAATGTTACTCTTAGATCTCCAACAAAATCTTTAATGACCTTTGTAAATTCTTCTGGAACGGAATCGGATTCGGATTCTGTAGACATTTGTTTATATGCTTAATATAAAGTAATTTATTTAAACCAAACTAAAATAAATATATATTTACAAAGTAAATTTTTATTCACACATACTTGATAATTTTGTCAAATTTTGAATATACTTCATTGTTTTTGATTGTTCTTCTGGCGTCATTTGTTTGATTGGCTCTCGCAGTCTGTCAATAGACTCCATAATTTTATCAGAATGTTGTGCTGTGGAAACGTCACCTGAATAATCTTTATTAATAAAAAACTCTAAATTTCCTGCTTCAATTTCACCCTTATATTTACCAACAATAAATGTGTTCCAAATTTTAACAATCATTTTGGGATTTGCTTTTCTAATTGTTAATAAGGCATTTTTTGCTGTCAAAATATCAGGGTCTTCAGGAAAAACATTTTGAATATCTGATACAAATTCAGCAAAATGGTCGTTAAAAGCGGTAAGAATATTATTAGACATTTATATATTTGTGTTGAATTCTTTTTAAATTAATTTATTAGTAAATTTATATAAAATCAAATAAAACAAATCTACCCATTTTACATTAAAACTTTTGTCTGTTTCCGGTAAGTTTTTGTAATTCAGAGTCTCTTTGTTGTTGTAGCTGTTCTACAGTCAAATCTTTTGATATTTTGTTCGCACTTTTATAGTCTTGTTCGTCTTCGGGTGTACTTATTTTATCAGAAAAATTTAAGTCTACATAATTATGCATTTGTCTCATACCGCCACTACCCTTGGCTTCTAGTTCGTCGGAGCCTTGGTCTAAAAAACTATATTGGTCTGAGACTACATCCCCTAAACCTCCTCCTCCTCCAAAAGAAAATGCCATAGGTTCCATATTATTTTGAGTGGCTTGTCTAACTGCAACTTCTTGTTTTGGTTTCAAATGATTTAAAATAGCCTCCCCATATAACACATCATACCCCTGTGTTAATAATAATAACGCAGGAACTCTATTAATATTTTCGGGCATTATGATTTTTTGACCGTTTTCTAAAACAATAAACACTTTATTATTTGTATCCTTGACTCTTTTGTCGATGCATATAAAGTGAATTTCTTTTGCGGCATTTGTCTTTGAAAGGCTTTGTATAAGTTTTTTTGAATGTTCACAAAAATTACTGTAGTATAGTATTGAACTCATTTTATCTATATTAAGTTAAATGGAATAAATATTTAACTCATTTTATAAAAAAATGATTTAAATTATTCTATTTAAATATAAAGTAATATTAGATAATATGAATCCTCATGTTGAACTTAATTCTGATTCCGATAAAGATGATGCCCTGTTGTTTACGCTTAGTGGTGTAAATGTTAGTTTGGCAAATGCTATTAGAAGAACTATTTTGTCAGATATACCACTAGTCGTTTTTAAAACGGCGCCTTACGAAGAAAATAAAGCAAATATTACTGCCAACACAACACGCCTAAATAATGAAATATTAAAACAAAGGTTAAGTTGTATTCCAATTTATATTAAAAATACAGAAGATTTTCCATTAAAAAATTATATGTTAGAAGTGAATGTTGAAAATATTACAGATACCACAATGTATGTGACTACCAAAGATTTTATAATAAAAGATGTTGTTACTGGAAAACCTATTAGCGACACAAAAACAAGAGAAATCTTTCCTGCAAATGATTATACGGGGTATTTTATTGATTTTGCTAGACTTAGGCCAAAGATTTCGGATGAAATACCCGGTGAAAAAATTAACCTGACGTGTGAGTTTTCATTGAGTACTGCAAAAGTGGATGGAATGTTTAATGCGGTGTCAACATGTGCGTATGGTTTTACAATTGATACCGTAGCACAAGATGCTTTACTAGAAAAACTTAAGCAAACCTGGAAAGATGAGGGGAAAACTGAAGCAGAGATAAAATTTGAGGTTAAAAATTGGAAATTACTTGACGGGCTTCGCGTAACTAAAAAAGACAGTTTTGATTATACAATTCAAAGTATTGGAGTTTATACTAATTATGAGCTTGTGAATAAAGCATGTGACATTCTGATTGCGAAACTGGATGATATTGATACGTTGATTGAGAAAGACGAACTAAAAATTGACAAAGCAATGAATACTATGACAAATTCATTTGATATTATTCTTGAAAACGAAGATTATACAATTGGAAAAGTGTTGGAATATTTCCTATATACAAAATTTTACGAGACGAAGACATTGACATTCTGTGGATTTAAAAAGATGCACCCGCATGATAGTTATAGTATTATCCGTGTCGCATATAAGGATGCGGTTGATAAATCCTCAATTAAAGGGAATTTAAAGGAATGTATTGAGGAGTCCAAACAAGTGTTTGGAAAAATTAAAAAAGAATTCTTGCGTTTTGTTAAAAATTAAGATGTTATTTATTATACCGGTAAAGATACCGATACCGATAACGATTATTTGTTTACTAACTTTAATAAAATTATTTTTTTTATAAAAAAATTGAGTGTATTTTACTATATAATAGTATAGTAAAATAATTAAAATAAAATGGGCGCTTCATCAAGTGTTAATAATAATTGTGGATTAAAAAATAATATTTATATTTCATATTCAGAAAATGATGTTAATGCAGGGCTGCTTCATGATGAGTTGATAAATGTAGGGCATAATATAATAAAATGTTCCTTGACACCTTGCGGTAAGACTAATGTACCTATCGAATCACTTTCTATCATGTTTGAGCGTACAATGTCAGAATCATATTATATAATTATTTGTATATCAGACAAAACAGTGAGTTCGTTTCATCAGGCGATAGAAATAAACTACGCACTAAATAGTAATAAACATATCATATACGTCATGACAGACGCTCATTTTACACCTGAGAATACATTATATTTAAACGCAGTTGTTAAATATAATAAATGGCTTCCAGCATATGACACCGATACATTAACTAGCGCGTTAGAAGAGTTTGATGTATTATTAGAAAATTCTCCATAATAAACTTTACCCATAATTCAATTAAACCGGGGTTTCAGACTTCAAGTAATCAATGTTTCTCTTTCTCATCTGATAATTCAAACAATACATAAGCAGAGAAGTTGGCAGTTCATTAACATAGTTAATCACAACTGTATTGGTTACAAACATTTTTTTTTCTCGCAATTCATTCATATATTTTTGATGAAGAGTATACATGTGTGTTCTATATTGTTCTGAGAATTCCAATAGGGGCTTTTCTTTTTTGATATAACAAGAAAAATAATATGCGAAGAGAGTGTTTGTAAAAAGGTGGAGCTGGTCTCTAAAAGACGAAAAATCCTTTTTGTTTTCAGGATAGAACTTTAAAAAGTCTGATACTTTTCCTTCCTTTCTTAAAGACAAATACTGATACTGTAGTTTGGGTTGGTTTCCTCTGAGATTTCTAACCTGTTCATATACAGGATTTCTAATTTTTGTTCTATATCCGGTTTTTATATTATGAATTACTACACCAAGGACATCATAAGATGTATTCATTGTAGCATACTTTTTAATCAAATCCGAATATGTGTTCCATTCGTAAAATTGAGGAAATTTAATATTTGCATCGAACCAATTAAACTTTCTGGCCTCTACCATGTCTATCATATAGACACGAATATTATTAATTTCGCTGTTGTCGATAAAATACATTCCAACCAAATATAGTTGGGCTTTTTTAAATGGAACAACTATTCTGTTTTCAGGATGTTGTAATACAAAACTGTAACAATACAACGGGTTAAGTTTCTCTAGCAATAAATTATTTTCTGTAGCAGCCTCTAAAAACATTGTTCTGAATGTTTTAGTATTTTTACTTTTATAGAAACTTGATGTTGCGCCAACCGTGTTACGCGTTGCGATTTCCCATCCACCAGAGAGACCAATTTTATTATCCCAAAATACATTTATCATAGTACCTTCAACAAACTCTTCGGCGATAATATTTGTCATTTTATCAGGATTCATACGAATAAATGATTCTGTTGAAATTGATTTAGGTGGCGAAAACGAGACTACTTTATTTTCACTATTAACTATAACCGACCTACATAATCCATATGTAGAAATTAAATCGGCACTTAAAAAGTTTTTGTCGTATCTAATTACTTTATATTTTTTATTTTCATCGGTTTTACATTCAACTTTGTTTAGTTTTAGTTTTAGTATATTTGAAGTATTTTCATCTGTAATATTTAGTTCATTAAACCCAGGGATTTGAGATAAATTAGCACAAAGAATATTTACAGACATTAATTATAATTATTATAATCTCTTTAAACTATAATTTTAAATTGATTTTTACTTAAGCATAAAAATTTCTATAATAAATATAGAAACAAATGTCATTAAAATTAGAAAGTGAAAAAATAAATATCGATAATACTATCAACGAAAATGAAACTACTATAGAGTTACAGTTGGGGGATGTTATTAAAATAGTCAATGAAAAAAATGATCTTCTTAACGAGCAGACATTTATTATTGACTATATTGATAAAAACCAAATGTATTTAATAAATGTTGAAACACTCGATAGAATAAAACAGAAAATCTCTGACGATGGAACCATAGGTGATGGAAGGATTACTCAAATATCTATTTTAAGCAGAAGTGACACATCTAGCTATGCTCGACAACATGACTTGCTTCCTGGTAAATGGCTTAACATATATTTTGGAGGGAATTACCCTATTATTATTATCGGTGAAATAACGAATTTAGAACAAGATATGATTGAAGTTAAAAGTGTGGATGGTGATACAGTGTATATTAATTTTGATTTTAAGGGTATTCCAGAAGATTTACCAATTGAGAATATTGAAATTAGAGAGAAACCAGAAAAAATTAAAAAAACAAGATTTGAGGAGGAAAATCAAGAAAATGAGGAGGCTAAAATGGAAGGAGTGGAAGAAAGAGAAGGGGTATTGGAAGAAAGGGTATTGGAAGAAGGGGTATTGGAAGAAAGAGAAGTTAAAGAAGGGGAAGAAGAAATGAAAATACAAGATCTTGAAAGAGAGAAACGATTAATAGCCACAAATAAATTACAAATTTCAGTTCCTGTGAAAAATATAAAAGATCAACTCCGCGAATTTATTATAAGAGCAGACCAAATAAAATTCGGAGATGAAGAACTCGGCGCAGTAACTCAGTTTGTGGATGTCTCCGATAAATATCAAAGATATAGTATTGAAAATCAATTAACAGATTTGTTAGACGATATATTAACAACCATTCCTAACGCACAAAGAACCGAAAAGGTTCTTAATAATATACATACTATGATAGAGAGGTTTAAACAATTAAGAGAATCTTTCTCATCTTTCGACCAATATGGTAACGTGAATGGATTTGTAGTAAAAGAATCATCATATAAACCTCTATCAACATATTTCAATAACTTCAATCAAAATTTATACTGGATATTACCTGTTGTCAAAAACATTAAAAAGATATATTTAGACTGTGGCAATTTGTGTGACATAGATAATGACAATGATAATTCTATTGTGGAAGTTACACTTCAAGAAGACTTGAAAAATATGACAAAAATTATTGATACTTATATGTCAAACACATTACCAATCGAACAAAACAAATATACGTTATTAAACGAAGAGTTAAATAAGTATTTTATACCATTTGATTTAATCAATGAAGAAAACACAGACGGAATAATCATTGAAAAAAATGTAGCGATTAATTTAAATACAGTTATAGATAATTTGGAAGACATGTATTCATCTGTATTTTCAAGCAATAATATAAGAAATAGACGGTTTGTTATTCAAAAATATAACTTGGGTTCTTCAAAACTTGACACATTGGACGCAACGAGTAGTCGTCTTATCACCACAAGAGTTAAAATGACAACTCCTGACACAATGTCAATTAAGTCATTCATGACATTACCAGAACCGACGATTCGATTCTCAAGAATTAATCTTCCTGGCTCCAAATTGTTAGATAAAGCTAATTTAAATCTAGTATTTTTGAATTATTGGGAATTTTTAAAAAAGAAGACGGCCATTCATAATGTAATTGTGTATGATATTAATGATGAACTAACATTTGACGAGAATAACTATGTAAATAATATTAAAAATTATACTCTTAGTCTACCGAACGAAGATAAAAAGGGATTAACAAACCAAGAAATTTACTCATCTTTTATTAAATCTATTGTCCCAAAAACTAAAATGCTTTTTGATTTGATGAAGAAATATATCATAGGAAAACTATCAATCGTTGATGTTGTAGGCTACTTAGAGCCGTTTTTAATATACACCGATGACTTAACGTATATGCAATATGTTGAAATTAATAATTTTATTAGTTCCCAAATATCTGAGTACAATAAAAACTTTATTGAGCGTTCTAGGTTATTCTTCCAAATAGCAAACATAGCAAAACCAGTCATTATTTTTAAAAATGCCTATTCGTTAATTTCTATAATAGACCCAAAAAATAATATCAGAACTGACATTTTCGAATCCTACGATATTTCAATAACAGGGAATGAATTAAGATATAAATTTGCGGATTATACAAATTCTGAAATATTACGAAAAATGACTTTAAAGGACTATACCAGGCTTTATACATCATGTATTTCTTTAGAAAGTGCCCCTTTAATGTTTCCGAGTGAGTTTTCTGAATTATTTGAAAAAGAAAAGGAAAAGATTAATGGCAAATATGATCGTGAAGAAAAAGATGATAAATGTAAAATAATGACAATATCTAAGTTTTATAAATCTATTGATTCTTTAAATCAAGATAATGATAAGAATATATATTTTGATAAAAAATATGATACCACTAACTATGGATTGCTAGATAATTACGAGAAGGAAATCATGACGATGAGTCCTGAAAACCTAAAAATGGGTATTATGAATGATTTAAAAAAAAAAGAGAAGTTAAGTGACATAGATGCGGATTACTTAGCAAACACATTATTAGACGGTCATAAACTAGTTTTACAAGGCCATTATGCTCTACTTTATAAAGGAGTACAACCCAATATTAAAGACGAAAGAGGTTATTATGTTCGTAAAGAAAATAAATGGGTTTTAGACAATGATGTAGCAAATGATTTAAACACAGATGATTCAAGTGTCTTGTGTAATTTGCAGAAAAATTGTATTAATGTGTCAGATAAATTTGAGGATAAATGTGAAAGTATCTTGACAGATGAACTTAGTATCAAAAATAAATTTTTGAAAGACATAATAAGTGAGTTTGATATTAAATATAAAATGTCAAAGGACGAGTTTGAGAAAAATGTAAAAGCCCAGTTCGAGTATTTTAAAGATATTATAGGAATATTATCAACTATTGAAAAGTCCAACATGCTTAAATACAATAACCAAAAATATAAATTAGGTTATGTTACGGAAGATGACACACCTATTAAACCCGTTTCACCTTACGCTAGCTTGTTAAATCTTATTTTAGGACAACAAGATTTCATTAAAAAACAAAATGATATAAATAGATTTGTTGCTTTTTATGCCAGACCTGCCATTACTGATAGATTTGGTCCATTAAACGAGAAAGAAAATATTTTTTGGTTTTACTGTGTTAAGAGTAATGTACCTTTGTTGCCAAAATTTAGATATGACCTTGCCGTAGCATTTATTGTTAATCCAGACGGATATAAAAATTATTTGGATGTTTTAAAATCAAATATAGGTAAATTAAGTGATGATGGAGATATGTGGTGTGATGAAAATAGTGGTTGGCCTATTTGTCCGGTTGATTATGATGTTGAGGAAGGGTATGATGAAGGATTCAAAATTTCAACGCGTTCTATACTTGAACTAGATGCTGGGAATGTAATTACATCTACTGTAACAAGCACAATAAAATATAATACACCTGAAGCTAGAATGATATCAAATATTGTGAATGCTTTATCAGTATCTATGGGTATTAATATTGAAAACCAAAAGGAGTTTATAGTTAATTGTGTGTTAACATCGTTGAGAGATACAGTAGAGTCTGAGGATGACTATACCCAACATGTAAAACGAAAAGCAGAAGAAGGAAAAAAAGTAATGTCGTACAAGGATATTTATAATTCAAGTATCATTTATTATACGTTTGGTATGTTTTTAATAGCAATACAAACTTCCATACCATCTATTAAAACTAGAAGAACACATCCAGGTTGTGTAAGGTCATTTAATGGGTTTCCATTTGAAGGTACCGGAGATTATAGCAGTCTTATGTATTTAACTTGTATCGTTTATGATATTCGTAGCTCGGCTGAGCCATGGAATGTTTTGAAAGGTAAAAAACAAGATTTTATCTTAACCAAAATTAAGGGATCGATTAATGACGTATTATTATCGATCCCAGACGTCAAACGAAAGTTTGATGAGAAGACTGAATATTTACTGACAACACCTGCGAATGCTATTCCAGAAGAGCATGATGTTAAAAGATGGTCACAATTCTTGCCGCCACTAGTGCCATTCAAGATAAAACGGTTAGCGAACATATCAGATGAGTTTAAAAAGAGTCTTATGACCGATTTACGTTCTGGTTCTGAAAATCAAAGGGAAAAATTATTAGTAATTGATTCTAAAATAATTTCCTTTTCTCTCGCAATTCAAGAAAAAATTCAGGAGGTTGTTAAAAATAAGAATATGTTGTTACAGAATAGCAATAACGAGCCCTATCTAGAAAATTCTTGTTGTCAGAGCAAAGAAGGAGAAAGCACAATTGCCTATTTTATAAAACAAGATGGAGTCATAAAGGAGTATAATAATATTGTGGATAGATTAACAAATATATTACAAGATATAAATAGTTACTCAACTAGTGGAATGTTTTATAGTGATATAAATACAAAAAATAAATATCCCGCTCTAGGTCACGAATTTAGTGAAAAAACTATTTATTTAGCGTTTATTTATTTTTGCAAATTTAAGTCACTTGTTCCTATCCCTAACGACCTTATACCATTATGTATTGATAAGCCTGATATGTCATCAATCTCTATGAATGAATCGTTAGATAAGATAGTTCAAAAATTGAAAGACGACGGAAGACACTTTAATAATGAATCGTTTTTAAGATTGTTACAATTAATTAGTCGTAATAATATTATCGATATAGAACTTAATGCGCCAGCTGTATCTTCAGTTGCCAAATTAATAATTACTCTCGAAGAAATAGAGAATGAGAATGAGGATGTGGTAGAAGCCTCCCTTCGAAAACTAATACTGGACGCGGTAGATACATTTGATATAGCTTCAGACAAGATGACAAAAGAAATTAAAAGCCTGAACGACTTTTTAATAAGAAATAATGAGGACATGAAAACCGAACTTATTGAGTTTATAGAAAAAAACAAAGGCGCTGATATCACACGCAGTTCAATTAATAAAATGAAAAATTGTATTTCAACACTATCAGATTGGGAACTAGAAAAATCGAATCGTAACGAAAATATAAAAATATCAGATGATAGACTCTACAATATAGTTAATTTCTACAAAACATTTATCGATAATTTTGTAACCGTATTCCCCAATATAATATTAAATAAAGTAGATTATTCTTCAGTTCAGATTCCAAATTATTTAGGACTATCTAATACTCATGCTTTAAAAATTAAAACAAGCATAAGGGAATATTATAAGGAATTGAAACCATTGTATGGGGTGCCTAGTATATATAAAATTCTAACAACAATACAGAAATCCTGTAAAAATATAGTAAAATTGTCAAAAGAAACCCCTTCATTTACAACCATTAAGTTTGAGGACCGCATTCTAAAACCAGTTTTTGATGAAAGAACTAGCAAATTTTTATTTGAGTATTACTTATTAAGAATACTTGTTAATTATATCGAGCTAACAGATGATATTAATATGATAGTAACAGAGACAACCCACGACACAACAGCACAAGATTTATTTTCAGTCGAATATTTGGAAGATAGAGAGACAAGAGTCGACGTTGATATTACTTCCAAGACAGAAGTTAATACAACAGTTTTGAGTGGTAATAAAAAAGGTTTACGACAAAAAGTTGCCGAATTATTATTATCGTTTATTGAAATAATGGGCGGACAAAAAGATACAATAGATATTTCATATGAAAATATTCTTGATAGGATATTTAAATTGAAAGAGAAGGAGAAGGGACTAATCACTGATAGGCTAAAAACGTTGACAGATGAGGAGAGAGACGCAGATACAATCTTAAAAGTTAATAAATTAGGTGTTTGGAGCAAAGGATTACAGAAAAGTCTCAGAACATATGCGAAGGAAGCGTTTGATGAGGAAAGAGAATTTAGAGATGAAATGGATAAAATAGAGAACAATGTTAGAAATAAAAATAAAACCATTACGGATGACAATATAGATGTTTTTGTCGAAGATGAAATCGAACAGATGGATAGAGATGCCGATATAGAACGAGAAGAATACGATATGGGCGCTTTGAATGATGACTATGACGATGGGAACTTTGAAGGCGATGAGGTAGAAAATCAAGAAGATTATAATTAAACCAAAAATCAAAAATGTCATTTGCTATTTGGTGTGTTGGAATTTATGTGTTGGAATTTTATTTTAGAAATTTAAAATAAAATTTAGCTTTTATGTTAGTTTTTTTAGAGAATGATATATATAAGATGAACGTAAACTATATAAGAGAAAATGCGATCCTTGTTTCAATTATCATATTTTTATTTATATTTGGACTAATTCAAATGGCAAAACCACTATTTTTGTATAATAAAGATGGAAGTATACGGGCCTTTGGTATTGGTTATAGAAATAAAACAATTTTACCTATATGGTTGTTGGCAATAGTTTTAGGAATATTAAGTTACATTAGTGTCATTTTTTATGTCGCAAACTACAAATTGTTTTTAATCTAGATATTTTTCTTCGAGGTCACAATATTTAACAAAATTCGGATCATCGCATTCCCCGAATACTTCATTTTGTGTGTGTATTCTGTTATTTATTTTGACAGATAGGTCTTTTTGGGTTTTATGAAAGGATCCTTTGTTTCTTTCTGGTTTTTTAAAAACCTTTTTAAGTGCGGGTTCAATCTTGTTCTCTTGTTTTATTGTCTGTGTCTCAGAAAACAAACTTTCGATTAACTCGTTATCGGAGGCCTCCATACGTTTTCTCTCCTCAATCATTTTTTGTTGTTGGGTGGTTAGAGGTTTATTTGAATCTTCCAACTCTTCCAACTCTTCCAACTCTTTCAACTCTTTCAACCCCTCCCAATTATCTACTATATTTTGTGACATTATATTATTATACATCATAATATAATATTAAATCTAAATTATTTATTAACATCATCTTAACTCGTTAAAGTATATTGTGTACTTGTAGCTAAACTCTGTTTTTGTTTGGCGGTTTCTTCTTTGTCTAAAAATTCCTGATAGTTCTTTTCCATTGTTGCTGCGTTAGATGCACACCCTCGTGTGGTCATCTTCAACTGAACTATAGATGTTATTAAAATACCAGTATATATAAACCACATGGACTCCCCTACATTATCACGTGTTACTACTAAATCAAATAATTGGTTTCTAATGTCAGCAGTTTCAAGACTATCGGTTTGATATTTTGTTTTCATTAATGGTTTTAAAATGTCCCAATAACTATTAAAATTAGAGGGTACGATTTGATTTATTAATATAGAATTATTACCACATATCTTAATAATAGCATCCGCTGCTTGTTGCATTCCTAATTTTTGTTCTTCTGTAGCAACATTATCGCTATTCAGTTTTGTTTGAACCTCTTTGTCAATTAATAATTCAGTCAATACTTTATTTGCCGAACTTGATATATAAAAATACCCTACTACATCAGAGAAAGCACTTTTGAATCCTGGATAAACCGTTAATACTATTATTAGTACGCCAAAAATTAACGACCAAGGAAATAATGTTAATAGTCCTGCTGCGCCAATATTATCAGTAACATTTCCACCGCAAGTTGATGTTATTAGTGAGGTATTTACAATAAACTGTAATATCATAACAAGCAATACATAAATACCTAAATATGTATACGTGCTACTAGTATATTTTTTATATTTGTTTGAATCGATAAGCGTATCATATGATAATGATGGTTTTATTGCCAAATAATAAAACAATGTCGTACACAAAAATGTTATAATATTTAAATAGGAACTAGACATATAAATAATATGTATAATTTAATTTATAATTTTAACAATAATTACTATGGACTTTCACGACCTTACTAAACCACTCCTAACCGAACCGGGAGTAAAATATTTTTTAAACCAAACTTTAAAACAATGTCACGTGGTAAGAAATAATTTTCACAATACTGTCTTTAATATAGGAATGTTTATAGGATTCTTAATTATTTTAGGATTAATACTTTTATATAAATACAAAGGTAGACTTACAAATGAGGAACGAGAAAAAAAGAATGAGGAAAAACAAAAATATATTTTATCAAAAATAAAGCATTTACAAGAGGCCAAAAAAATAGCACATCAAGAATTAATTACTGGATTACCACGATGGGAAAATGAGTACGATTCAATAAATAATAAAACAAATTACTAAAATAATTTAATAAAATAATACATTATAATTATATAACATGTCAACCCCAGAAGTAGTATTAGATAACATTAACGAATTTTATAAATTAAAAAACAAATATGATATTATTACCCATAAAAATAAAACTAAGATAATAAACAACCCAACTCTCAGTTGGAAAGAAAGACAAACTGAATTCAAAAAAATAAAACTAAAGTGTATAAACTGTAAAAGACCAGGAGGGACAGCGTTTATAACAAAACTTAATAAAGATACCGGGTTTAGAGAACATCGATCGTTTTGTATGGCTAGAGAACGATGTAACTTAAATATTGTGATTCAACTAGGGCGTATAGAAAATCTCACAGATGCAATAGTAGAAATAGAAGATAGCATACGTACAAGCAAAGAACACATAATAGATAGCAAAAACCAACTGTTATTTAATTATATTTTGCCAGAAAGAGCGCTTACTATTTTTGAGGAAGAAAAAGTTCAAATCAGCGAATGGACCGGTCTTTTAGAATCGTATCTGGAAAGCTACATTTTAGTAACAGATAATGAGGAGTCAAAATTAAAATTAAACGAATCAATTGAGAGGTCTTATGAGTTTATTCAACAAATTAAAGACTCTATTACCCATTTTAAAACAACAGATGACGTTCAATTCGTAAAAGACGCAGTTTCCATTTATATCACAAATTTAAAACCAATACTCGATGAGATACAAAAATTAAAATATAGAGAAAATATGGTTTGGTACAATGGTGACAATAACACATACCATTTAATTCAAAAAAAAGTTACTATTAATTCTTTAGAATCGGGTGAAGATAACACAAAAACACTTGAATTCAATGTGGGATTTTCTGGAGTTGAAAAAAGACGACTTGACGAGATGCCTATTGTATCTACTACTACAGAATTAACTCCTGATATCATAGGAAAACCTACATTTGGAGAAAACAATAGTGTTAAATGGTCTAATCCGGGCTACCAAAAAATATGGGATAATTTAACTCCAAAATTGAGGAATGCTTTATTGACGGACAAAGAATGGCTACAAGAATTTCTGGATAGCTGCACCAGTCTAAGAATTCTTCAAAAACCATGTGTATTTATAACACCTAGTAATTTAATATTACCCCCACAAATTTCCAATATAGAAAAAGACGGGAAAGAAAAAGTAGAATATGACTTTGGTAATAAAGTATATAATGATTTGTTTAATGCGTTTAGTCCTGGATATCAGAGCACTTTATTAACACTGTATTCTAAGAAAGATGGCATTAAGAACTATAAAATGATGGAAGACACTTTAAATAGTCTTTTAGAGCAAGAGTTGGGTTTTAGCAAAGGATACATTACATTTAGAAATTAGTATAAATTAAATATAAATTAAATATATATATATGATATTAAATTACATTTCAATCCCAGTATTTTTAATAAGTTTCACAATTGGACTATTTTTTACATATGTGTTAGGACCTGAAATGAAAACTATCTTTATTTATCCTAGTCCGGAAAATGTAAATAAAGTACTGTTTAAAGACAAAGCAGATAATTGTTTTTATTTCGACCAACTTGAAGTAAAATGCCCTGATAACAGCTCATTGATTTCCAAGATACCGATACAAACATAAATTATTTGGAATAATAATAAAATATCTTAATAAAAATATCTTAAAAAAAGAAACTACTTTTAATATATATACAATGCCATTAAATCTTGGAAAATTTGTTCATACCCAAACGGGTAAATATATTATGTCCATTTTATTAGGTTTGGGATTAGCTTCTTTGTTTAGAACTGTTTGTAAGGGAAAGGATTGCATTATTTTTCATGCCCCACCTTTAGACCAATTTGAAGATAAAATATATAAACGTGGAGAAAAATGTTATAAATTTAATCCAGTTGCGACAAAATGTAGGACTAACTCAAAAACAATTAATTTCGAATAAGTGTTTGCGTAATTATTATAATCAATCATTCTTTATAATAATTATGAATGATTCGACAAGCATTTTAGATTTACCAACCGACCCAGTCGGCGGAGGAAATATGGGAGGGGGGGTTTCTTTAAGTGCCACTGAAAATGTAGTAATAACAAAATCACAATCTTCTCAAGGACAGGCACCTAATTTTAGTTTAGACCAGACCACAATTAATCAAATTGTTAATGGATTACAACAAGCAACCATTTCTGGTTCTACACAATTACCATCGCGAGATATTCCAATGACATCTACTAATATTACGCATGATCCTCAAGTTCAACCTAATTATATACCCATGCATGAACGCCAAATGGATTATATTAAAAACTATGAGGAAAATTCTAATATTGTTGATAATTACAGCAAACACGAACAATATAATAGTTCTATCGATGATATGTACAATGAAATTCAAACACCCCTATTAATGGCAGTGCTTTATTTTCTGTTTCAGCTACCATTCTTCAAAAAATTTTTATTTGGATACTTTCCCGCTCTTTTTTCAAAAGATGGTAATCTGAATTTATACGGCTTTGTATTCAATAGTATTTTATTTGGACTGTTATTTTATATGTTAAATAAATTCACTCAAAATTTTAATAAATTTTGATGATTTGACAAATCATATTGTTTTTACACTATTTGATAAAATGAAACCACTTAAACATTTTATTTTATTTTATCTAATGAAATCTTTTTTTGACATTTTACAAAATAGCTACATTGATTCTGTTAAAATGACAATATTTAATACATTTAAAACAGGCGATGCTGCGTTAGATTCTTTTATAACCGCATTAATAATTGCTTTAATCGGTTATATTGTTAATTATTTTCAACGAGATAATGTTGATGTACCCATTTTAAAATTTATAACCCGACTGGGTTCATATTGCTTATATAAAAAAAATGTCATCATTTTAGAAGGGAAAAACTGTTCTGGAACATCTTGTCTCTTTGGGGGTTATTATAGTTCATCCGCGTATAGCGATAGATTTAAAGCTATATGGGATTATATTGAAAATAATATTGAAACAAATAAAACAATATACCAGATTAAAGAATATCATAATAATTCTACAAATGATGATAAAAATAATTATATATATATGGTATCTCAGCATGAACGCTTTTTGATTGATAAAAATATATTTGTTATAACCGAGTTTGAAAAAGAAGATAACAATGATAAAAACGATAGAGTAAAAACTTCCATTGATAAGATAATAATAAAACTATATTCATATACATATTCTATATCGGAAATAAAGATGTTTATTGATAACATTACCACAAAATATTTACACGCTATAAAAACAACACGTTTAAATAAAAAATTTATATATACGTTAACTGACTGTAAACATGATGAGGATGATTCTAGTTCTATATATAATTGTTGGCAAGAAAGTGTGTTTGAATCTGCAAGAACATTTGATAACATATTTTTTGATGGAAAAGCAGAGATAATTAAAAGAATTTATAGTTTTGTAAATAATAAGAATTGGTATTATGAGAAGGGAATACCTTATACCTTAGGTATTGGTTTACATGGACCGCCTGGAACAGGCAAAACATCATTTATAAAAGCGCTCGCGAAATCACTAGACAGACATGTAGTAGTAGTTCCTTTGAAATTAATTAAAACTAAAAAACAATTAGATAAGTTCTTTTTTGAACATACGTACAATAGGGCTAACGAACAAAATAGCATAACATTCGATAAAAAAATTATTGTATTTGAAGATATAGATTGTATTGGAGATATAGTATTAGATAGAAGTAAAAAATGTTTGGATAACAAATATTTACAAGGAAAAACAGAAAAAGATGATGTTAAGATAGGAGATGTTTTGCAAAGTATTGTAGATATGAATGATAATAGTTCATGTGTAAAATTACCGACAACCACTGTTGCTCCATATAAAGATGAACCAATAACATTGGATGATATATTAAATTTATGGGATGGAATTAGAGAAACGCCTGGAAGAATAATCGTGATATCTTCAAATCACTATGATAAATTAGACAGTGCTTTAATTAGACCTGGGAGAATTGATATTTCTCACGAATTGAGTAATTGTAGTCACGATACAATAACTCAATTATATTCACATTTATATGGGAATGAAATCAATAAAACCATGTTGAAAAAAACAAAGCCGTACTTTTATTCTCCTGCTGAAATAGTAAACTTATATACAAGCAATAAAGATGACGAACAAACGTTTTTAAAACGATTAATACAAAATAAAAAGGTTATAAATAGTTGTACTTAATCAATTATTTCGTTATAAATTCAAATAGTAAATAATATTTTATACTAATTAAATGATTAACGAATATGTTAATAAATTAATAGAAAATTTACCAGATGAATTTAAAAACTCTGATACTCCATTAAAACTAGATTTGATATTGGACGGAGGACTATTCAATGGTAGTTATCTTGTTGGTGCTTTATATTTTTTGAAGGAAATGGAAAGACGAAATTATGTTAAAATAGAACGAATCTCTGGATGTAGTGTAGGATCAATAGCAGCATTTTTATATTTTATTGATGAATTAGAGTTGATGTCAAAATTATATAGCTCTATTCTTATAGAGTTTAAACAAAATTACAATTTAAGTTGTCTTAAAAATCTAAAAGCTTATTTAGGAGATAATATACCAGACGATGTTTGTGATAAAGTCAACAATAAATTATATATAACATATAATAACATCAAAAAAGGGACAAAGCCTGTAAAATGTACTTATAAAAATGTAGACGAAATTCTTAACACAATTATTAGGTCATCATATGTTCCATATTTAATTGACGGACATATTTTATACGATAATAAGTGTATTGATGGATTTACGCCGTATATTTTCAATAAAGAACCACATAAAAAAATATTGTATTTAGACCTCTTTGGATATGATAAAATTGGTAATCTATTAAATGTTAAAAATGAAAAAAGTAATTTTCATCGTATTCTCTCTGGATTACTGGATATTCATAGTTTTTATATTAAACAATCAAATACCCAAATGTGTAGTTATGTTAACGATTGGTCTATCACAAATATTGCATTTAATTATATAAAATTACTATTCGAGAAGATATGTATTTATATCACATATTTTTTAATATACATAAAAACCCATATATCGAAGGATATTGAGAATTCGATATTTTATAAAATTTTTTCAAAAATAAGTAAGGATATATTTGTAATAATGATAGAGACTTATTGTTTGTAATTTAAGTTCAAACTTATTTTCTAAAATGTTTAATTATTAATATGAACCAATTAGAAAACTCATATGTTGATTTTGACGGTTCGTCCTTTTCTTTTTCAGATTCTCTACAGAATATAGATTACCCATTTTTTAGTTATGTCGCAATTGCTATATTATTGTTAATATTGTTACTATTATTCGCATATCTATTTTTTTATAATAATTATTACACTAAAGAACGTGTAGAAGATACTGTTGGAAATGAGAACGATATTAACGATATTAACGATATTCAGCGTCAAGAAGAATTAGAAGAATTAGAAGAATTAGAAGAATTAGCAGAATTAGAAAACGTAGAAGGAACCTTAGAAAACGTAGAAAATTAGAAAAATCTCTTTTTATTTTTTCGGGTTTTTCTACCATAAATGTCTAGTATATTATCCTTGGGTTTAGCTTTTGTTTTCGTTTTCGTTTTCGTTTTCGTTTTCGTTTTCGCTTTTGTTTTAGGTTTCGCATTTGTTTTATTGGTATCATATTTTTTCTTATCTGGGTTATAATTTAAGAACCATTCATCAAGCTCTTTTTTGTTGTTAGATTGTTTTAATTCTTTATATTTTGTTGCCTTTTCTGCTCTCATTTCTTCGACAGATTCTTGATGACCGTAACATGTGATACTAAATCGTCTGAGTAACCCTTTTTGTTGTAATCTATTTTTTTGTTGAACTTCAAATAATAATTTAGACATACATAGGATTCTATCAGAAAATGCGTTATAGTATGGCCTATCTGAATATAAAAACGCCAAATAAAAACTCAACATAGTATCAATCGTAGCAACCTTTACTTTTTGTGCGTGAATATTTATAACGTTATAACTATGACAGGCAATTGGTTTATAAATAAAAACTATAGTATCTTCCCCAATTTTAATTTCATGGTGAGTTGGTATAATTTCACCTACATTTAAGCGTTTAATTATCTTTACATTATTGATTCCAATATCTTTTAGACGCTCTTTAACAATATCTGCGGTTGTTTCTGGATCATTCGATAAAACATCGAAATCAGCTATTTTTTGTAATTTTATTTGTAAATTTTTTGGCATATATTGTGAATAAAGGGTATTTGCGAATCCTCCAAAAAATACAACACCTTGGTTTATCAACGTATTTTTTACGTTCTCATAAATTTTATCCTCGTCCTGTTTATTTGTCATTTTTCTCTGAAAGCTGACGCTATTACAGTTTATATCTGTAACAGGATAGTTTTTATTCAGAACAGTTAATCTTTTTAGCACCTTTTCCCATCTGCTTACATCTCCTGCGGGTCTTGATAACTCTAAATACATTGACATTCTTAAAAAGTTTGGTGGGGCATACAAAATTCCACCAACTCTTATTGCATCTTTTTTCAAATTGGTAAATATCTCCTTTGGCGTTTGAGTAATATCCGCAACAGGTATATAATTTACAAAAACCTTATATGTACCGCGGTGTTGTCCCGATTTTGCCTCAACATCTGTGAATCCTTTTTTATAATAAATATTTGCTAATTCTTTTGCGTCTTCAAGCGCATTTGTTGTGAAAAAATCATAATCTGGTATTTCAACATCTTTGTTATAAAATTGGTCTTCTTGTGGTAATATATTGTTAATTGCTGTCCCACCATAACATATCATGTTCTTTTTCTTTAAGAAGTCCTCTACAATACCGATTATTTGTTTAACATCATCTGACGTAACAACGCGCTTTCCAATTTTTTCTTCTGCCTTATCTACAGCCATACGCAAAATTAAAAGTTCACAATCACTGAATTTTAATCCAGTACATACATTTTTTTGCTTCATTGTTCTTATATAATAATTAGATTATAACTAAATATTATATAAATATTATACGTGGGCGTGTTATCAAAGTAATTTCTTTCACAATGTTAAACGTCAAAATTGTAATAGTCTGTGCTCGTGTTGCGAGTAGCATATGAGTATTCTGGTCTTTGGGGTATTGGGTCTGGAATTGTAACAACTTGATATCTTAAACGAGGAGGTTTCAGACAAAACGCATAATTACATCTATCAAAAAACAATGCGTTTTCAACCAAAAAATTATCTACGAATTGATATCTCATTGCCACCATTTGACATCCGGTCTCTCTACATAAATAACCACTTGGGTTCACAGGATTTGTTCCTACATCTGGTAACACAATTGTCATACCTCTTCTATTAAAGTCCGTAAGTTCGTTAATATCCGGATTATTTTTAACATCATAAAAATTGGATGCTCTCATAAAAATAGAATTACTTGTTAAATTAACATATTCTAAGAAATCTTTATTCTCAAGATATGAATTGTTAATTCTATCAACGATTAAAATAATTTTATTTTTAAAAGATAAAATAGGTTGCCCTCCTAAATTTTTTCCATACCCTTCGTAACTATAATCTTTACCAAGCATCTCATTATCGTATGATTTAAATATGGCCGCAAGATTTGTATACATCTCTTGGTTATTACTCTTTATTCGTAAATGAATTATTATAGGGTCTGTGGGATTGGGGCAAGAACCACCTGTAAAAGCATAGCTTTTAATTGTACTCATCACCTCAGAAAAATTAACAAAATTAAATGTTTCCTTAACATAATAGTCTTCAGATGTGCTGGTTGCGACTACTGGAGTATTATCTATTGAGTATATTTCAAAATCAAGACCTCTTACACCCTGTTTAAGAATTGCCTTTAAATTACATATATCGACAAAATCATTTTTATATGAGCCGCCAGAACAAGCATTATATGCGGTTTTTATGTAATAATCATATAAATTATATTTACAATCTGGGTCATTTGAGGATAGCGAACGAATATTCCCATCTAGAGATGGATATAATGTATTCATGTAGTCACACTCAGAATTTTCTAATCTGCGAATATAAATTATATATACTACTATAATTATCAATATACCAAAAATGAAAGCCATAATAATATATGACACAAAATCTTCTTTCATATTTGTTACAGCACTTAAATAATCATTTGAGTTGTTTGACATATCTAATATATTATTATAGTATTTTTTATTTATAAAAAACAAATTAAGATAATAGAAAATAATAAATACATAATTGTTACATATTATTTAATTATATAATGAAAAATAAAGAATTAAAAAATAATGATATTATATACTAAATATGGCTGGCGGTTTAATGCAGTTAGTGACTGAAGGTCAACAAAATGTTATATTAAATGGTGATCCGGCGAAGACATTTTGGAAGGCAACTTACTTAAAATATACAAATTTTGGTAAACAAAATTTTAGACTTGATTTTGATGGAACACCAACACTTAGTTTAACAACTGAATCCACTTTCACATTTAAAGTAAAAAGATATGCGGACCTCTTGATGGATTGTTATGTATCCCTGGCGTTACCTAATATTTGGAGTCCAATTTACCCTCCACAAACTATTATAAATCCAGATGGATCTACAGGTTATACAGAATGGGCTCCTTATGAATTTAAATGGATAGACAATATTGGGGCTCAAATGATTGAAAAGATTACTATTAACTGTGGTAATCAAAAATTACAAGAATATTCAGGACGATATTTATTATCGGCAGTCCAAAGAGATTTTAGTGGAGAGAAAAAAAATTTGTTTGATGAAATGATTGGAAATGTACCTGAATTAAATGATCCTGCAAATGCTGGTAGTCGTGTAAACTCCTATCCAAACGCGTTTTATGCCAGTTTGCCAGCAGGTAATGGACCCAATCCCGCTGGAGCTCAACCATCAATTTCCGGCAGAGTTTTATATATTCCGCTAGGTGCGTGGTTTAACTTAAAAAGCCAAAATGCTTTCCCTCTTGTATCGTTACAATATAATGAACTTCAAATAAGTATCACATTTAGACCAATTAATGAACTGTTTAGAATTCGTGATGTCGCAGATTATACAAACAATTATCCATATGTCGCACCAAATTTTAATCAATTCTATATGCAATTTTATAGATTCTTACAGACACCTCCGGATGAAGAGCTGGGACCCATATCATATGTAGACACAAGAACGATTTGGAACGCAGATATAAATTTAAATTGTACTTATTGTTTTCTTTCTAATGAGGAATCAAGATTGTTTGCTAAGAACGAACAAAAGTATTTATTTAAACAAGTTTATGAGAATAAATATTACAATGTTACAGGTCAAAATAAAGTTAAATTAGATTCGATAGGTATGGTTATAAGTTGGATGTTTTATTTTCAACGAAGTGATGTCAATTTAAGAAACGAATGGTCTAATTATACAAATTGGCCTTATAATTATATGCCGGCGGATGCTTATCCCGCGCCTGTTGCTGGCGATTACCCCAATCCAGATAGCGGAAGTGTAATACCTGGACCGTATATAGGACCGGGAGTGAATCCCACTGGCACATTATCCGGCCTAATGATTACAGGAGTGTATAATCCACAAAACATAAAGGACATATTGGTAGCCCTTGGAATTCTTCTTGACGGACAATATCGAGAGAATACATTGCCAGCTGGTGTTTTTAGTTTTATTGAGAAATACACACGAACAGCAGGTAACGCTCCACCTGGGTTATTATGTTATAATTTTTGTCTAGATACATCACCTTATGTGATGCAACCTTCCGGCGCTATGAATATGAGTCGATTCACCAACATTGAGTTTGAATTTACAACAGTTTCGCCGCCGTTTGACCCGTACGCCCAAGTATTGACTATTTGTGACCCCAAAAGCGGTGATATAATTGGTATTAATAAACCAACATGGCGCGTATTTGACTATAATTTTGATCTATATGTAATGGAAGAGAGAGTTAATATGGTAACATTTATTGGTGGAAATGCGGGACTTATGTACGCTACATAAAATTTATATTTGTACTTAATTACTATAAATATAAAATACTCATATATCGATTTAGTAATCCGGTTGCACTACATAATGAAGGAAACTCGGATTTTTAGCCCCACAAAAGTTTCCTTCATGTGTAGTGATGATTATTTCTTTTTTCCAAGATATATTTGCAATTTTCATTTTTGGACATTATAAATGTCCAAAAACGATTTCCCAAAAAAAGTCTTTGTAAAAAAAAATCAATATTTTCTTGTGACTGAGAAAAAAATTAAGGTAATGAGAAATTTTAAAGTTTTAAATTTTGTGACGTTAATTTTTTTTTGATAAAATGATTTTATAAAAAAAGAATTTAAGGCATTTTTCTTGTATCCTAATATAGATATGGAGGATACAAAAAAAATGCCGAAAAATGCCAAAAAATTTGAATGCGATTCTTGCGCCTTTACGTGCTGTAAAAAATCCAACTATACATCTCACATATCCACCGCAAAACACCAAAATAGCTTGAAAAGATACAAAATGATACAAAATGATACAACAAAAATGCCAAAAAATGCCGGCGAAGTGTATCCGTGTGAATGCGGCAAAATTTATAAGTATCATTCTGGATTATGGAGACATCAGGTTCAAACCAATTGTTTTACTTCGAATGCTAATACAAACCAAGAGCCTAACATTGAATCTGATTCAAATGTTCTTGTTAATTTGGTTTTAGAGGTCGTAAAACAAAATAAAGATTTAACATCACAAAATCAAGACTTAACAAACAAATTACTTGAAATTTGTAAAAATGGAACAAATACCACATTGATTACTAATAACAATTCAAACAATAAAACATTTAATCTTAATGTATTTCTTAATGAACAATGTAAAGATGCGATGAATATTATGGAGTTTGTTGAATCAGTAAAAATACAATTCGCTGATTTAGAAAGTGTAGGAAAATTGGGTTTTGTAGAAGGTATATCAAGCATTATCGTTAAAAATTTAAAAGCGATGGATATTCATAAAAGACCAGTTCATTGTAGTGACTCAAAGAGAGAAGTAATGTATATTAAAGATGAGGATAAATGGGAAAAAGAAAATGAGGATAAAAACAAATTAAGAAAAGTGATAAAACATATCGCCCACAAAAATAGCAAGATGATTCCAGAATTTAAATCAAAATACCCCGATTGTGTTTACAGTGATTCCGCAAAATCAGACCAATATAATAAATTAGTTGTAGAGGCAATGGGCGGAAAAGGCGATAATGATTCCGAGAAAGAGAATAAAATTATCAAAAGGTTAGCCAAAGAATTATTGATCGACAAGTAATTATGACAGATACTCTACTTTAAAAATGAATTAGATGGTAGTGGTCCATTTTCAACAAAATCTCCTGTTACGCTGTATCTCTCTGGATAAGATGGCATATATTGTAAACCAGATGGGGTATATCTTTGTTTGAACATATCGTTTTCTTCTTTAAATGTAGACATCCATATGTTAACACCATAATTGGGAGATGGCGGTTTAGAAAATTTGTTACGGACAAAAGTAGTTGCTTGTGTACCTATATCTGTTGTCAATGCAGAATATGTTGGGGTAATTCCACCAGTTAATTTACCCGCACCATCGTATCCTGGAACACAATCACTACTCTCTGATGATGTTGATTCATTTGGCTGACAACCAGGACAGTCTATATCGGCTAAACATTGTTGGCCTGTAATAGCACATCTTCCTGTAGGAGAACAAGAATTTTTACAGCTAATAGTTGTATTCAATGGTAAACTAACTGTATGGCTTATTTTGCTATTGCTTCCCTGATTCATTTGATTTATAAATTTATCGAAACATTTAGTACAGCTACTGGATGAATTTGATGATGAATTATCTGTACTACTTGTATTATTATTTTCACCAGTCATTTGTTGAAAACTTTCATCAACATACTTGGTTTTAACCAAGAAATCGATAGATTTAAGTATAACAACACCTAATATAAAGCTGATACCTGCTAAAAATAAAATTGTAAGTTGTTTTTTTGATAAAGTCATATATTATTATATAATATTTTATTTCAAATGAAAACAAGATTTTGATTTAGAACAAACTACATAAAACTAAATTAAACTAAATTAAACTACAAATTATTTCATCAAGAAAAATAAAATACAAATAATTTTATATCATTTTAATATAAGTAATGTCTTCCAGCGATACTCAATCAATCGACGATAAAAAAAAATCAACAAGTACTGAAACTAATGATATGGCAAAAAACATAGGAAAATTTTTTATTTCTGTTTTAGCATTAACCGCATTTATAATAATCCATTTTTTTATAGGTTCTCTAGTGTTATATAGTTGTAAAGTAGGACAATCAAATATACTTCCAACAGATGAAAATTGTTTTCCGTATACAGATAATATTCCCAATATAGAAAGTATCAAAACAAATATTTTTACAACAATGTTTACAGACCCACAACTATCATTAAAAATACAGTTTCCTTATGATAAATCAAATTCAAACAACTTGTTTTTAGATATATTGCGCAATTATAAACACGAGCCACACTCATATTTTTTATTAAACTACTTTATTTCGATAATTGAAGCATTGATGGCTCTAAATTTTACTTTCTCAAATGCGGTGTTGAACGGTTTTAATATGTTGCCTGAGCCATTGATCATACTTCTTGGTCCGATAGTAATTCCCATTGTAGCTACATTTATTATCATTTTAAACACATTTTATGGAATGTATTTGTGGTTTGATAAAATGTCATGGTTCTTTAAGAAAAATGTAAATGAAATTAAAGGTCACCGACCAGTGTGGGAAGACGTGTCATTGTTAGAACCATTTAATTATTTCTGCGCTTTTTGGTTGGTAATATTATTTTGTATTTTATTTTTTGTGGTGGGAATAGCAAGTTCGCCGGTTTTACCCTTGATAGCAATGGGTTGGTGTATTATAACATGTATAGGTTACAAGTGTGTCATGAATGATAAAAACATGACAATATTAGGTATATTAAGTGACGTATTAAAATATTATAAAGTACCATTAATGACTGTTATAAGTATGTTTGTTGTAATGAGTGCTTTTGCGACATTAGGTCCTATTCCTGGACTATTTTCGGTATTAGTTCTTGCGTTGATTCATTGGGGTATTATATCAATCGATATTTTTAAACCTATAACGGAGCAAAATTTGAGCTCATTAGTAAGCAATCAACAAGCTAAGAAAAAATGTGAAGCTCCGGATTCTCCGAATTCAAAAACTAAAAAGCATGGGTTTATATATAATTTTATAAATATATTTTTTCCGTTACATTCCCAATCTGGCGGAAAAAATATTGCGAAAGAATTAAAAAGTATCGGTAAAAAATTAAAGGGATAAGGATAATATTATTAATTTAGAGTATTGTAAAATAAATATATAAAAACTTGGTATATTAATATTATTATGTCTCAACCCCAAAATAAAAACAGAAACAAAGAGTTTCCGTTTGTAAGTATTTGTACACCAACTTTTAATAGACGTCCATTTTTTCCATATATAATAAAATGTTTTGAAAACCAAACATATCCAAAGGATAGAATGGAATGGATTATTATTGACGACGGAACCGACAAAATAGAAGATATTGTATCTGATGTACAACAAGTTAGATATTTTAAGTATGATAAAAAAATGACTCTTGGAAAAAAAAGGAATCTTTCCAATGAGAAGGCAAAAGGGAACATTATCGTTTATATGGATGATGATGATTATTATCCTCCCGAAAGAGTTAGTCATGCGGTTGAAACATTACAAAAAAACCCAAACGCGTTATGTGCTGGTTCAAGTGAGATGTATATATACTTTAAACATATTCATAAAATGTATCAATTTGGTCCATATGGGCCAAATCACTCAACTGCCGCAACATTTGCCTTTAGAAAAGAGTTATTGAAACAAACAAAGTATGACGAAAACGCATCACTTGCTGAAGAGAAACATTTTCTAAAAGGATATACGATTCCTTTCGTTCAATTAGACCCAATGAAATGTATTTTGGTTTTTTCACACGTACAGAATACATTTGATAAAAAAGAACTACTAACTAGTTTACCAAACCCTACTATAACAGAGTCAGCTAAACTACCAAGTGATTTTGTGAAGGAACCAGAAATATTAACTTTTTTTATGGAAGGAATAGATAAATCATTAGAAACATACGACGTAGGCAGACCAGAAAATAAACCAGACGTAATAAAACAATTGGCAGAAATAAAGACCACGAGAGAGAAATTAATTCAACAACAAACTATAGAACAACTCCAACATCAACTAAATACTCAAACCCAGCAAGTACTTTTATTGACGAATGAGAACACCCAACTTAAAACCAACGTTAAATATCTAGAAGAAAAAATGAGACAACTAATAACAGAACAAATACAAGAGCGTGTTAAGCTATCCAAAACTAAAGATAATATATAATAAATGTATTTAAAAGGATATATGATAATATAGTATAATACCCAGAAAACAATGGAATATGAGATATATAACCCTAACGAGGCGAACGATACTAATGAAAATTCTATCGGAGGAAAGTTTGCGTCTAATAAGGAGATAGACTTGCTAAGAAGTTCTGATGTTGGCTACAATAAAATTTATAGACAAGTACCGCGTCCGAGTGACAATAAACTAATCAAGAAAAAGATAGATTTTTATACTGCTGGTATTGTAGGTTCAAATATTAGAGATGCGGAGTCAGGAGAATACTATAAAGTTTTGGTTGGTTCGAAAGAAGAAGACTTATATTTTAAAGTATCGTTGGCAACTGGCGAGTGTAAAAGTAAAAACAAATCACACGCATTGTTTTATATTTCTCCTTCGCATTATTCTTCACATATGTATACTGATGTGACTGATACAATTATCTCAAATTGGGAAAAAAAACGCGATAAATGTTTGGAGTTTTTGGATAAAGAATCAAACTCAAAAAAACAAAGAAGAGATTTGTTTTTCTAAAATTCTAGAGCATACTCTTTAAAAATATTAAAATATTAAAATATTATATTATATGTTAATATTTGTTAGTTGGATTGGGGTTTATTATACAAATAAAGTTGTTATTTATTAATATGGTTTGTCTAAAATACTTATTCCTCATAAATTTCATCTTCATCGTCAATCTCAATTTCTTTATCAGGCATTCCTGTTGCGTTTTCTTTATTATACTTTTCTAAATATCTGTATATTCTATTAATATCCAGTTTAGTTATCTCGTAATTTTCAAAAATACCCAATATATGGGTATCCTCATATTTATTTTTTAAGTCAATAAAGAAACCAAATAAGTCTTTTTTATCCATTCCTAGTTTTTGACATAATTTTTGAATAAATAACGTATTATTATATTCAGTTGAGTATTTCGTTAAAACTTTTGTGAATCTAACTTCTGCTGGATTAAAACATTGTTTTTTATTAAAAGAATCATGATAATTTTTATTATTCTTAAATGTTTTAATAAGCGAACTCATTTCATTAAACTGCCAAATTTGTTTTTGGAATGTTATTCTATCGATGTAATCAGCAAAACAAATATTATCAAGTTGATTAATATAAAAAGGGATTGATAAGTTTTTGTCGAGTTTATCAATTACTTCAATAATATTCTCATGCCACAATAACCCTACACTTGTTCTATCTGTTTCATTCATAATATTAATATGGTCGTTTATGCAATAATAATTATTTATTAATTTATTTGTAATTTTTTTTGTATCGTCATTATATGATTTAACTTGAAATATATTCTCAATTGTTTCTTCTTTGAAAAAATCTGAGTTGTTTTTATAAATATTACAAATACTATTTAGTTTTCGTAAGTCGCCCTGAGAGTAAGTTATGATTTTGTCTGTGAATGTAGAAGATAAATCCGGTAATATTTTTGAAATAATCTCGCGTATTTGCAGGTTAGTTGGTGGCTTAAGTTCAACTGTATTACAAACTTTCATTAATTCCTTTATTTTTTTGTCGACACGATAATTACCTATACATATAATTGGATTAATAGTAACCTCTTCTAGTTTTTGTTTTTTTGTTTTTTTTTGTCTAATCAGTTTAATTAATGTATTTATACCTCCTTTATCTCCATTGTTCATTCCATCGATTTCATCCATAATAATGGCAATTCTTCTAACCTTTTTATTAAAAAGGCTCATTATATTTCTGTCTGACATATTATGCTTTGTGATGTCCTCAATAACAGATGTATTTCTAATATCACCTGCGTCATATTTAATAATATCATAGTCTAATTCTGTTAGAATATTGGTTACAAATGTTGTTTTTCCAGTTCCCGGTTCACCATAGACATATATTCCTTTTTTGAAGAGTAAATTATCTCTATTTTTGTCGAATGCCTTTAAAATTTCTTTTATGTTATCAGATTTATCTTCCCTATTTAAAACGTTATTTATATTTAATCCCTCCATATTATTATTATATATTTAACAAAACTCTTTTTATGTTGATTTTTACATAAACTGGTTTAATGTAACAAAATAATTAATTGTTGTATAACAATATTAAATATATTTATTATTATTATTATTATGGAAGTACGAAATAGCACAACCGCAGAAGGTAAAGGATTATTTGCTACAAAAAAATACAAGATAGGAGAAATTGTGTTTATATTGTCTGGTCCACTCTATGATTCGCCTATAAGAGAAACAATACATATCGGTAATAATACCCATATTTATGATGAATTTGGAATATTTATAAATCATTCTTTTACACCAAACATTTCTATTGATAGTTTAAATGTTATTGCTTTATTAGATATTTGTGTAGGAGATGAGTTAGTATTTAATTATAACGAAACAGAAATAAATATGAATTCGCCTTTTTATGTGGACAATATTTTAGTAAGTGGTAAAACCGTATAGATGGACCTGAGATAGTTCAACAAATTTACAAACTCATTAATGGTATAAATATATCGTATACATATTTTTATTATTCTTTTTGTGATTTAAGTTTTATGCTGCTGTTTGACATGGATTATTAACGCCATATGTTATACCATCCCACGTTACATTACATTTACGAGCCCAGTTATATTTAGCGCAAGTTCCATTATCTCCCGTGTACATGGGTCCATTAAAGTCCATTGTTAGGTGTTTGTCTCCACTGTTTGCAGGACAACTTCCTAAATCTTTAATATTCACACATTTTGCCATATTATTACCAGAAACATCTAAACCAGTTATACCCCAGTAATCAGGACAATCTGGAACCATGGGAGGCCATGTTTCACTGCTTTTTACCCTAACCAACACAATACCAATAATTACTAAAACAACAATTAAAATTATTATAGCTGAGAATAGAACTATTTTTTGAAATCCTTCCATATATATAAAATAAACATATTTTTTTCTATAAGTGTAATATAAATGAATAAAACAACCAACGGACGAGTAGATATTAAAACGCAAAATACTTCTACTTTATTTGAAATGTATGATAAAATACCTGCTAATCAGTGTGCTACATTTAGGAATCCAACGGAAGGGATTTGGACTGACACTAATTTATCTAGCGCATTTTTTTCTTCCCAAAATATTATAATGTTACAAAATGGAATTAGAGCTGGAGTTTATCACAAGTCAAACGGTCAATATACAATTGCCCCCCAAGATGGCGATTCACTTAAAATTATCATGCGAAGTGTATATTTACAGCATTCCGCGAACCAAACTAACAATGTTACAGCCCAAATTTTTGAACTAAATAAGATTGTATTAAACTATTGTGTTCCACAAGTTTACAGTGAAGCACAAGGATATATGAAATATTTAGATGATGCTAGTACATTGGTGGTACCAATCGCACATCCTATTATGGCAGATAACACAGATAGAGAACTAGAATTTAAAACATGGTTCTAAGTAAATCAGTTCTAAACATCGCAGTTCTAAATACATCAGTTCTAAATACATCAGTTCTAAATACATCAGTTCTAAACATCGCAGTTCTAAACATCGCAGTTCTAAACATCGCAGTTCTAAACATCGCAGTTCTAAATACATCAGTTCTAAACATCGCAGTTCTAAATACATCAGTTCTAAGTAAATCAGTTTTAAAATATATCAGTTCAACAATCGTTATATTATAATTATTTTTTGATAGTTATAATAATATGGATAAAGTTATTTTAATATGTGCTACAGGTCGTTCAGGTTCGACAACTATGCAAAGAATAATTAATACTATCCCAAATAGTAATATTTGTGGAGAGAATTATGGCGCTTTAAATAGCTTGTTAGAATTCTATCATAGAATAAAATATACAACCGCAAATTATGTACCAGGACATTCAAACCCTGCGTCTTATGAGAATATTATTTCCAAAAATGTAAAACCCGCATGGTATAATTCATACGACTTTCAAAAAACAGTTACAATGATTAAAATACTTATAACGAGTTTGTTTAAAAAAACTGATACGACTAACGTTTGGGGATTTAAAGAAATAAGATATGACAAAGGAGACATAAAATATATAAAATTATTTAAAGAATTATTTCCACAAACAAAGGTAATAATTCAAATAAGAGAGAACATTAAAGCCCAATCTCAAAGCAGCTGGATGAAAGATGACAAGGGATCGATTAATTACTTAAAAAAACTAAACAATGAGTTTTATAAATTTTATCAAGAAAATAATGACTTTTGTTATTTTATAACATTTGAGAAAATGTTTGATTTCAACCAACTAAAAAATATATTTAAATTTATTGAATGTGAAGAATTGTATGATGCCAATAAAATCCAGGAGGTTCTATTAAATAATATAAAGGATTAGAAACCTTACATCCATGTTTTCTCTCTTCGTCTTATTTCCAAACAAAAATTATAGGTAAGATTTTGTTATAAGTTAGCGCGGTACTACGTTTTTAACATTTTGTCTGGAAATTTAAATCTGGTTTACAAAAACGACAACTTAGTATTTGAATATTTGGGGGGTTATAAATTATTTAATCGCTTTTTTATTATTGCTGTTGTTGAAAATATCATTTTTGAGTACGTGGGAGTTTATTTTTTGGATTAATGATTGTTGTTCTTCTTCAGTGTCTAACTTTTGTAGAACTCTATACACTTGTGCGACACCATTGTCTGGATGTAATGTTTCGCATATTAAATTATTTACCATCATCTTATCATAATCTTCTAATAATACATTATATAATGCGGATCCTGTATATTTTACCTTTGTAACGACATTGGCAACATTGTCAAAATTTTTGAGAAACTCTTTTGCCTTTCTCATTTTCCCATTATAAAATAGTTTATGGTTTTTACTAATTATTGTTTTTTGACTTGGGATATTCTTTCCTAGCGCATCTTTTTCAAAACAAACTAAATACTTATCCTGTGTAACCGTTTTTGTAATAGCTACAATTTTCTTGTTGCGAATGGTATGAATCGATGGCTCCATTTTTTCAATGGGAATATTTCCTTGGTCCGTTGTAATAGGGGTTCCTGCTATAAAACAAATATTGCTTATTAAATCCGGTTGTAATAATTTATATACCCTGACCTGGCCTGAATCGTTACCAGATGCATCATTATATGGTGCGCCGATTGCGACTGTATTTCCATCTGCGCTTAATGATACTGAATAACCGGAATTGTCATTAGATGCTTCACCATCAATATCTTGTCCTAGTTGTTGCCAATTCAGACTGATATCGCTATATTTATATACCCTGACCTGGCCTGAATCGTTACCAGATCCATCATTATAGATTGCGCTAATTGCGACAATAGTTCCATCTGCGCTTAATGATACTGAATAACCGGAATTGTCATTAATTGCTTCGCCATCAATATCTAACCCTAATTTTAACCAAACACTGCCATTATATTTATATACCCTGACATGGCCTGAATTGTTACCAGATCCATCATTATTTGGTGCGCCGATTGCGACTGTATTTCCATCTGCGCTTAATGATACTGCTGACCAACCAGAATAGTCATTAGCCGCTTCACCATCGATAGCGTGTCCTAAAATTTCCCAAAAAGACATATATATATAATAGATTTTTATATATTCACAAAAAAAAAAATTTTTCAAGTTTTATAAACAGTTTTTACATTTACTTGTCTTCCTCAACAACAACCTTTTGTATTTTTTTAATAGGACCTTTTGAAATAACTTTTTTCTTTTGTTTACTACTATCGCCATTCATAAGCCGCTCTCTATCTTCTTTATATTCAATATACAAATCTTTAAATTTATCAATTTCTGTTGTCCACATTTGATTTATAGTAGTTCCTTTAATAGTCTCTAATTCAGTGTCCTTATTTCCCTTATCTTTTCGCAATTTATCTACATTTTCTTCAGTCACTGAATCCATCGGCATCTTTGTCAAATATTTATATTCGGCATCATTCTCAATTTTATCATAATCCTTCTCTTCCAGCATCTGAATAACCTGAGACTTGGTCTTTTTCCTCAAATCAATTGAGCCGTCCAAGTTTTCCTGAATATATTTCGCTTTGTTAGATAATAGAATCAACTCTTGGTCCAGAGCATTAATCATAAAATCTTTTCTAGTCTGATACAACTTTAGTCTTGTTTCATAATAATCATCAATGATGCTTGAAACATCCCCATACTTTTTAAGATTATCCTTCGCATCAAATAGGTGCATATTAGTTGTAGTATTTGTCGTGTATAATTTCAATAACTTCTCAAGACCATTGCATCCGTGGTCGCCACGTGCTTTTTCAAGCTCTTCAAGTTTGCCCTTGGCAAATGTAATTGTAAAATCAACATTTGTGTCCTTACTAATATCATCAAAATCTTTAATTATAGAAGGCACCTTTTTTCCGTCTTTTCCAGGAACAGGCTCAATTAATAATTCAAGTAATTCTTTAAAGTCTTCCGTCCAATATCCAACAGGCAACTCAGTTACCTTAATTTTATCGACTCCAATTTTTTCATAAACACCCTTTATCAAGAATTTCTCGTCGCTAATTTTTGTAATACGGCCTTTAAACCCTTCGTAATAGGGAATAAAGTTTATTTCTGAAACAGTTGATGCGAGTTTGCTTTTTAAATAGCTGATAATATCTAGTGGATTATAACACATGATATCTGTACTGAACCCCGTTCCAATACCCTTTGAACCATTAACCAGAATCATCGGAATAATCGGTGCATAAAACACAGGCTCAACAGATAAACCATCATCATTTAAATAATTTAAAATGTTATCATCATTGACATGAAATATAGCACGAGTTATTTTATTCAACTGTGTAAATATATATCTTTCAGACGCACTATCTTTACCACCTTGTAATCTTGTTCCGAATTGCCCGTTTGGCAACAACAAATTAATATTGTTTGAACCAACAAAATTTTGTGCCATTCCAACAATCGCCGCATTCAAACTTGCCTCACCGTGATGATATCCAGAATGTTCTGAAACATACCCTGAAAACTGTGCTACTTTGATTTCTGTCGTAAGATTTTTTTTGAACGACGCAAATAATATTTTTCTCAAACTTATTTTTAGTCCATCCATCAAGTTAGGAATGCTACGGTCACAATCGTATTTGGAGAAATGAATTAATTCTTTATTGATAAACTCCTCATAAGAAACATTGATTTTACTAGTGTCGAGATACGCATCTCGGTCGTAATATTTTAACCAATCTTTTCTATCATCTGCTCGTTTTTTATTAAAGACCATATCAATCGCATCACCGCTATCTTTTCCAGAATGGTGAAACCCAACCATTTTTTTATTCTCAAAATATTCTTTGAATTCCTTACCAGTGCTGGTTCCTAACCCTTTATAATATTTAACTTTCCAACCTTTTGTATCGTTTTCATCTTTCCATGCCTCATATTCACCATCATTATAGAAATTCAACTCCACAGAACCCTTCTTGGCTTTTAAGATGGGCGTATTCATAAAGCCTATAAATCCAGGAATCTCAGAAAGAGAAGGCCATTCAGATTGAAATAAATTAATACCCAATCCTTTAATATGGCTTCCGTCCAAATCTTGGTCCGTCATAAACAAGACTCTTCCATAACGCAAATTTTTATAAACCTCCTCAATGCTCGTATATTTCTTACCAGTTTCTAATCCAAGAATTTTTTTAATTTCAGAGATTTCTTTATTTTCTGATATTTTTTTTACCGACTCGCCTCGGACATTAAGAATTTTTCCTTTCATCGGATAAACACCAATACTATTTCTGTCATCTGACGACAACCCAGAAATAATACCCGCTTTAGCGGAATCACCTTCACAAAAGATTATCAGACAATCTTTTGATTTATCGGTTCCAGCCCAATTCGCATCGGTCAATTTTGGAATACCGCGAATACTTTTACTCTTAACTCCATCCGTTTTCTTGGCAGCCTTATTTTCTTTTACTTCAGTTATAGCACATGCTGCGTCCATAACGCCCATTTTCGCAACCTTCTCAATAAACTTGTCGCTAACATCGCATTTAGAACCAAATTTAGAGGAAGGAGTATTCATAAAATCTTTTGTTTGACTATCGAATGCGGGGTTTTCAATATCACATCTAATAAACAAGAACAACTGCTCTTTGATGCTATTTGGATTAACTTTAACCTTTTTCTTTTTCTCAATATATTCAACAAGTTTTCTGGTTATCTGGTTTAAAATGTATTCAACGTGCTTCCCACCTTTTGCGGTGTGAATACCATTTACAAACGATACTTGAATAAATTCATTTGTAGGTGTTAGGGCAACAGCGTATTCCCATCTATCACCATTCTCCTCATAAACTCTGGGAGCACTGGCTTTATCCCCAATATACATATCAATATATTGTGAAAAGTTCTTGATAGGTATCAAAGTAGAATTATACTTTACTTTTAAATTTTTATCTGTGACAGCAGCTACATCGTATGTCCTTTTTTTCAGTAGAGCGATAATATCAGGCGTAAGTCCATCAATACCTAGACGCTTATAGTCAGGCTTAAAAGTAATCTTGGTATACGGTTTTGTTTTACATTTTGTAATAGATGGCTTGCAAATTTCGTCCAAGTTATTATTGAATTCTTGACAATACTTTAGACCTCGAACATGGTCGACTGTTTCGACTGACCCATGAGTAGACCAGATAAGTACCAATTTGAAGCCAAACCCATTTTTACCACCAACAATTTTTTTCTCCGTTTTATCATAATTTGTTGATGTTCTAAGATGACCGAATATCATTTCAGGAATCCATATTTTATGTTCTGGATGTTGTGCGACATCAATGCCGTTTCCGTCGTTGAACATTGTAATGGTTCCATCATCTCCTATTGAAATATCAATATTTGAGACGGGAATACAATTTTCTTGACCGCTAGAAATAGCTTGTGTCATGCGAACAACATGGTCCCGACAATTTACGATTCCTTCGTCAAATAATTTAAACAGGCCTGGTATATATTTTATATTTTTCTCAATTATTTTGGTACCCTCACTGTTTAAAATCCAAAGGTCTGAATCGATTACTTCGACAGAACCAATATACGTATCTGGATTATCCAATATATGCTGCTTATCGGTCTTCTGTTGATATTTGTTAGCGAGGTCTACTTCTATAGAGGAAGCCATGTGTTATTATTATATATAAAACAATTCTATTTAAATATTTTCAATTTTTATTTTAAAGAAATTAAAAATAAAATATTAATTGATATTAATATGTCTTCACACACTCAATTTGGTCCAGGTAGAAAATCAAATTCTAATAGAATAATTAATTATGTAGCGGAATATAATGCGCGTTTTCCAAATTCACCTCAATTAAAATGTATATGTGTTAATGAAAAGTTTGACAAAAATATTACTGGGTCTGAATCCGCATCTACAAGAGTTAGTTATAATTCAAGAATCTCACAAATAGTTAGAACAAGTTTAGGGGGGAAACCCCAATATGGTAACTTTTATTTAGGACAACCCCTAAGTCTTAATTATCTAGGGCGTGCGGAAGGAATGCCTGGCGGAAGCGGCTCCGCTCCAAAAAATAGATTTTAATTACATCCTTTTAACAAATTATTTTGATATAATACTTTATAATGAGATATTCAATAAGAAAACATAGAACAATTAATAGGCGCACAAAAAAAAGACATGCTGTATCAAAACTAAAATATAAATGTGTTAGATTAAGGAGTAAATCAAGAAGACATAGAAGAATCGGCGGCGCTGCTGTCCCTGCAATACCTCCGACAGCTACATTTCCTATGGTCATAGATAAAAACAATGTATTGTATTCTTGCACGGCAATGCCAACATCATAATTTGCGTTTAAGAATGAAAACATATGATACATTAAATAATACTCTATCAGATGGGTATCTCGGTTATAACGGGATTTAGTAATATAACCCAAAATTAAATTATTTTTCGATAAAAATATATTTTCTCTTATAATTTTATAATGACTCGTTTTACAAGAAGTGCGAATGGTAAATATGTTGTTCAAGGCAAATCATACGAAATGTTAATTGGTACTCGTGCCCAGGTTTGGCACGGAACTGCGTACAAAACGTCCGGAGGTTTAACAAAAAGCGACTTACTACAAAATAAAAACGGACGTATTGTTTCAAGAGCAAAACATGCTACCGCAAAAAAAGAAAATCGTTTAGTTAAATCTGGCTTCGGAACTAAAAAAGGAGTGTTTGGTTACGTACAGTTGAACAAAAAGACAAAGTCTAAGCGAGGAGGTGCGGGTAATATGCCTAGTAGTGGAACCATGGGTAGTGGAAGTGGACCCATGGGTAGTAGAAGTGGAAGTGGTACTATGGGAAGTGGAAGTGGTACTATGGGAAGTGGAAGTGGAACCATGGGAAGTGGAAGTGGAACCATGGGAAGTGGAAGTGGAAGTAGTAATCCTCTGATGAAAATTGCTGCTATTAAAAGCCAGTCAGCCGGACGTCGAGGGCGACGAGGACGAAGTCGCAGAGGTGGAAGTGGAATGAGCGCACTAAGTCCTTCTTCTTTCAATGGAAAAGGTGTGGGAACCAGCGGAGTTGACCTTCAATTTATCGCAGGTAACGCAGCGTAAATATTAATTTAATTATAATGGTATTATGTAATAACATTATAATTTTGGCTATTCTTTATGAATTAAAAACCCAGGAGGGCTCAATAAATTTCTCATAAATAATATAGTCCGATAACCTGAAGTACAAATATTTTTCAAAATAACGTTTACTGACAATCGATTTGTGTGAATTTATATTACAATATTTATAATAATAATTATACACATCATCAAACGAGATTAATGCCAGTTTATGTTCTGTTTTTATTTGATTTTTAATATAGTCAAATGAATTATTAATATCCTCGTTTTTATTCCACAAACAACAAGATATATTTAATACATATTTATCCTCAGTAATTTCTATAAACGGGAAAAAATGTGTCAGTATTTTAATAACATTTTCTTCTGTAATATTTCCGGTAGTCATTAACATTTCGCTATTTTGCTTAGACCATTTTTTAAATAACATACACAATTCATCCACCTCTAATTCATTCTTAAAAAACAATTCTTTTTCGGAGTTTAAAATAATAATTGTACTCTCCCAAAATTTTATAAAATCGCTTTGTATAGGCAAATACTTACTAGTGATTCCGATAAAAGAATCCGTCACTTCATCGTATGTATAAAATTTTTCTTTTAATATATTCTTTAGAGTGTTTGAATAAATCATGTTTGGTAGGCTTAGTCCAGAGAGAAATTGTTTCCATATAAAATGAAGATTTTTCCATTCTATTTTATTGTTATTATCAGAAGTATGAATGATATATTTATTACAAAAATCAGTTACAATATCGTGATGGGTTGTATTTTTTATATAATATACATAATTTTTATATTCTTCATCGGAGTTATTCTCAATAAACTTATCAGAATTTTCGTAACGCTTTGAATAATGAACGGAAACACAAAGTAGGTCTAATCCTATTTTCTTTACTATGTCTCTCCATACATCATGTTTATAATTCTCATTTAATTTTATGAGGCGGCAGTTTTCAAAAGAATGATTTTCGTGATATTTTGTCATAAAATTATTGGTTGTATTACTAGTACAAATTGAAAGAAACGCAATATTATCCACCTCTTGTAACAGTTTTTTCATTTGTGAACCCACCAAAAATATCAAATGACTATTTTTCTTTAAGATATTGTCTCCAATAATGGTTAAAAAATATTTAGCTGCGTTTTTTGTAGAAAATATAGATGGGTACAAGACATTCAGAACCGTTTGAATTGTGTCTGTTTCTGGAATGGAGCTAAAAAGACTTCTTTCTTTTATTTGTTTAATAATGTTAACTTTTGTTTTATGTTTCCATTGTAAAAGCACTCTATCCTTTGAAATACTCGAGAGAAGTTTATGTATTATGTCGTCTTCTTTTACTATCAAATATTTTTTCCCATTATACTCATAAAATTCATTGTTGTATGGTAAATAAAAATATTGGTTTTTACTTAAAAACACCTGAATAAAAATTTGTTGGGCGTTTGTCAAAAAAGAGTTGCGTGTTTTCCTTTTATTATAATTTATAAACTCGTTCTCTAATGTTTGTGGTAAATAATGAACGATATGATTATTTATACGATGTGTCATATAGTCATTATCCCCATATTTTTTAACCAGTTCCGTTATTGTATCAACCCATTTTTCCTGTAATTTTATATTATCAGACATTCTACTAAGTTGAATAATACGAAACCTTTAAATATTTAAAAGTTTAAAATATTAAATATTAGTTAATGTTATATGCGAATTAATCTACGTTATTTACCAAAATCATTAACATCAAAAGATAAAAAATCCCAATTAAAAGAATTGATAAAATCCAGAAAACTTTATAAAAAAGGTAAATACTATACTAGAAAAAACAAATCATCTTTTAAATCTAAAAAATCACACTACATAACTGACGCAGAAAAAATATATAAAGTAGACAGCATTGGACCTACACCTGCGTTAGCAAAAGCTACAGGTTGTTCTAAAACTGCGTTGAGTAAAATAGTTAAAAAAGGACAGGGTGCTTATTTTTCATCTGGTTCAAGGCCAAACCAAAGCGCACAAGCTTGGGGTTTTGCTAGATTAGCAAGCGCTATTACAGCTGGAAAAGCCGCAGCGGTTGACTACAATATTTTAGAAAAGGGTTGCAAACATAATTCAAAGGCATTGTCATTGGCTAAAAAAGCAAAAAGGAAATATGGGCTCGGAACTAGAAGAGTTCCTAAAGTTAAAATTTAACAAAACAAATTATATTTTTAATATTTCAATCCATAAGTATTTAAAGATTTAATTTAAAAACAAGTATAATGTCTACCTTTATCGACAAATCAAAAAATCAAACGCAACCTTCTTTAACAGATGGAAATGTATTAACAATAAAAACGGTTCAAATCGCACCATTTAGAACATTGATGACTGCTCTAAAAGACATTCTTCTTGAAACGAATATTTCTTTTGAGCCAGATGGTATCCGTATTATCAATATGGATAAGTCTCATACCATTTTAGCACATCTCTATTTGGCAGCACAAAATTTTGAGTTTTATGAATGTAAAAAGGAAAAAATTATTATTGGGGTAAACATGTTTCATCTTTTCAAATTGATTAATTCTATTGACAATGATGATACTTTGACTATTTATATTGAAAATGGGGATTATGTGGATGGAATTGTTTCTCATCTTGCCTTGAAGTTTGAAAACGGAGAGATCAAGCAATGTAAGACGCAAAAACTCAGATTGATTGAGCCTGAACCCGATGAGCTTCAATATCCTGATGTTAAATTCTCCTCAATCATTAACCTGCCTTCTGCCGATTTTCAAAAAATCATTCGCGATTTGTCTTGTATTTCAGATAAATTAGAAATTAAGTCTGTTGGTAATGAATTGATATTCAAATGTTCGGGACAATTTGCCTCTGCTGAAATTCATCGTGCCGAATCTGATGGAAGTATGGGCTTCATTTTGAAGCAAGATAGTTCTAAAGTGATTCAGGGAGAATTCTCTCTAAAAAACCTTGGGTATTTTATTAAATGTACAAATCTGTGCTCTCAAATTGAAGTTTATTTGGAGAACGATTTACCTCTTGTTGTGAAGTATAATGTTGCTAGTCTTGGGGAGATAAAACTCTGCTTAGCACCGCTTCCCTCGTCATAGTCCCTTACCATATATCGTAACAATTTTAGGAGTATTTGGTAAGAAGCATTTCTCCAGTAACAAAATTATTATTAAATAAAATTGATTTATTAATATTATATTTATTATAATAATATAAAGATATTAGTGTATAGAAGATATGCCTGTTAAATATTCATATACCCAAGTTCAAGATACATTTACTCAAAAAAAATGTATCTTGGTAAGCGAAAAATACGAAAATCAGTTAGGCAAATTAGAGTATACCGCTTCGTGTGGACATAATAGTTGTGTAATTTTTAAAGAATTTAGAAATGGGGTTGGAATAAAATGTAGAAACTGTGCTTTAGAAATACCAACGCATGAATCTGTTGTAAAAAAATTTTTAGATAAAAATTGTATAGTAACTATGACCAAAGAAGAATTTATCGCAAATTATAAAAATAATAATTGTAAAATAAAATATAATGCCTCTTGTGGACATGAAAATAATGTAAGTTATAAAAATTTTAACACATTAAACCAAGGTATAAATTGTCCTAAATGTGTAAATAAAAATATAAGTTGTAAATTAAAAGAATTATACTCAAACGATAATAAATTATCTTCATTACAACAAGAATTAAAATGTATTAATTATATTAAAGAGCTAATAGGAGATCATTTTACAATAATTAAATCATTTGACGGTTGTAAAGCCGATATAGCTATTAAAAAAATCGAAGAAATCGAAGATTTATGGGTAGGGATTCAAGTAAAGTCTACTAACAAAAAAACAGATAGGAGCCAATATTATTTCAGATTAAATAATGGAAAATATGAGGATTGTTTAATATTATGTATTTGCGATGAAGATAAAAAAATGTGGTTAATGCCATACGAAGAAGTAAATGGTTTAAAAACAATTGGGATTGCACAGAAATCAAAATATAATAAATATGAAGTAACCAAAGAAAATTTGATTGATAAATTAAATAATTATTACGTATTAAACAACAAATTTGAATTTAAAATATTAGATACACCGACAAGTAAGGCACAACAACAAGAACAAAATTATCGTGAAATAAGAGAAACAAAAATAAATTTTATAAAATTTAAGAATAATGTTATGGAAGGATTAGTTTATGATTTTATGATAGGAAATAAAAAAGTTCAGGAAAAAGTTGGGACTATAATTCATGATAATGTAAATTCATATATGTTTAGTTTGTCAAAATATGACTGTAGAATAGATGGTAAATGTAAAAATAAATGCTATGATGAAGGTGACAATGATTTATATTGGTTACATTGTAAAAATGGGAAATTTTATGTAATACCAGAAGATGCTTTATTTGTAAATGGTTATATTGGAAAAGACTGTAAAAAAGGGCAATTATTTGTGTCTCCAACAAATCAAAATACAGAATGGTGTGACGAATATTTATTTGATTACAATAATGTAGACAAAGAAAGATTATTATCTATAATATAATTATTTATTTTATACTTAAAACGTTAAAGCGATAATTATTATATAATTTAAATAATATATTATTATATATGTCAACTTATACCCAATATTTAGGCTCAAACAGATGTTGTGATTTAAGAGGACAAGGACCTCAGGGAGCCCAAGGCGTTCCAGGTTCTCCAGCTGTAGGTAGCATGGGTTATCAAGGAAGCACTGGTCCGACAGGTCCTCAAGGGGCGACGGGACGTTCTTGCAGAGGACCTACAGGAGCCCAAGGAGCTATTGGACCAGCCGGATTGGATGGATTTACAGGTTCTTGGTATGGCGAAACGGGAAATGCATCAACGAACTATGGTGTTTGGTATGATATATCAACGAACACACTTAATTACGCTTCTGCCAAATCATTTATAATCGATCATCCATTAGATACAAATAAATTATTAGTACACGCTTGTTTAGAAGGTCCAGAGGCAGGAGTTTATTACAGAGGAATTGGAGAAATAAAAAATAATATTTCAACAGCAATTAAATTACCAGATTATGTTGAAAAATTAGCTTCACATTTTACTATACAAATAACACCAATTTATAATGGTTCAATAGTTGTATTAAATGTTGGGGAAGTGATAAATAATGTTTTTTTGGTTTATGGAGAAAATTGTAAATTTTATTGGTCTGTGTATGGAAAGAGATTAGAAATTACTAATATTGAACCAAATAAAAACGAGGTTTCAGTAAAAGGGTCAGGACCTTATTTATGGATATAATTATGATTATATTCAAATAAAAGTATATAATATATATAATAATGGCATTTACCAGATTTAATTACGACCCGTGCAGAACAAAAAAACAACTACAGCAACAAACTGACCCTGGCCGATGGATATTAAATGTACCTGGTAATGGTGCGAATCCTTGTTACATGGAAGACCCGCAAATAAGAATTCAAAAGTGGGGAGCAAATCTAAGAACAAATACAATAAATCTAGAAAGCGACCTTCTAGGTGTAAACCGACAATTAAGCCGCGATTGTTTAGGAAAAGACAATTATAAATATTTCAATGTGGAAAATGAAGCGATTAAGTATCCTTCATGTAGTGCTTTGTATACCGAAGAATCCAGAGCAACAAATCCGGCCTGGTGGTATCGCGATGTAGAACAGACAGATTGGTATTATCCTCCATTGAACCCTCAGGAGAATACATGTTTGCCTTTTCAGAATAATTTAAGTACTCGAATTTTAGAAAAAGATTATTTTACTCCAAAGAGGGACTGTGTGATTAATGAATCGAACAACCTATTACCTGCGAGTTATAGTCTTATAAGAGGTGGTTATGTAGGAGGTCCGACGACATGCGCCCAAACAAATTCTTGTGCTTCCTCAAAAAAAGCATAAAATGTAACATAATTTAATAAAAGTATAAACCATATAAATGAAATAATAACACGATATAATTATTTAGATTATTAAATAACTTTTATGGAACGTATGAAATAAAAAATATAATACTTTATATATATAAATATGGAATTAGCTATACCTTTACTAGCATTAGGTGGTATGTATATAGTATCAAATCAGCAGCCATCACAATCGTGCACCAATAAAAAAAATATACAAAACACACAAAAAATGAGACAAGAAAACTTTTCAACTATGGGCTCAAATCCAAATTATTTACCAAATACAAACATTCCCCCACAAAATTTTCCTATTTCGAATTTGAATCAATTAGTAGATACCGTTCAAGAATATCATAATCCAAATGCCGCAACGGACAAATATTTTAACCAGAGTTTGTATCAAGATAAAGTGAGAAATCATGTGCCCGTAGGCAAGAATCCGCAGCAAATATTTTCATTAACAGGCGACTATTTAGAATCCGCACAGTTCAAACATAACAACATGATACCTTTTAATGGTGGCAAAGTAAAAGGGAATACTTATGATATAAACATAGCAGAATCTGTTTTAGATAATATGATAGGTTCAGGTTCGCAAACAATAAAGAAAATAGAACAAGCACCATTGTTTAAACCAGAAGATAACATGCAGTGGGCGTATGGTGCGCCTAATAATAGTGATTTTTATCAATCTCGAGTAAACCCCGCAATGAAAAATAATAACGTGAAGCCATTTGACTCGGTACTTGTGGGTCCGGGATTAGATAAAGGCTATTCAGTGAATGGAACAGGTGGTTTTAATTCAGGTATGGAAGCACGTGACAAATGGTTACCATATACGGTTGACCAACTAAGAGTTGATACAAACCCAAAATTAGAATACGAATTAATAAATCATGAAGGTCCCGCAAATGCTTTTATAAAAAGTTCTGCTACTACTCAAACTCAAGGTCGGGTGGAGAAACAACGTCCAGACACTTTTTTTATAAATACGCAAGATAGGTGGTTAACAACAACTGGTGCTGAAAAGGGAGAAACATTAAGGCCAATCCAAGAGTTAGGTATTCTAAAAAGAAACGATATAGTAACTGATTATACCGGTCCCGCTGGTCCAGCAGATAGAAAGGCAGGATACGTGCCTGAAAATTTTGAACAAAGTAAACGTCAACAATCGATGACTTGTAGTGTAAATCATTCGAAAGCATCTGGGCGTGGTCCATCCTCAGATGGTGATAATTTTCTTCGAAGTCATACCAATTATGAGAATCAAAGATCAACCGTAAAACAACCCGATACAATGCGGGGATTCGGAGGTGCTCTTGGAGCAGTTATAGCTCCATTAATGGATCTGTTAAGACCAACCCGTAAAGATGAGACAATTAACAATGTTCGTATTTATGGGGAAGCGACAAGTTCAGTTCCTCAAAGTTATGTTATTAATTCAAACGATACAACAAATACAACTATAAAGGAGACGACATTATATTCGCCAACCTTTAATATTAATAATCAAAAAGATGGTATTTATGTGAATAATTATAGCTCTCCGGACTTAACCCAAAGAGATACAACAAGTGCTGATTATATTGGTTCCGCAGGAGGAAATGGAACTACATATGGAGACATGAATTATGGCGCCGCTTATAAACAACACAATAATGATATTAAATCGTCTACTATTGTGAATCGCCCAAATCAAGGTGGTACTCAAATATTTAATCAACAAATGAATGTGAATTGTTGGAAACAGGATTGTAATAGATATGATGGTAGAATGAATCCTGCGGCTTCAGTAACACCTCTACCTCCTTCCGTTCAAACATATGGGTCGATTAATACACCACAATATTACAACGAATGCGCTGGATGTGACCGCATACAACCAGATCTGCTTAATGCCTTTAAAAATAACCCATATACTCACAGTTTAACAACCGCTGTTTAAAAAAACAAAAGGATGGGGATTTATAAAGTTATAAAGTTATAAAGTTATAAAGTTATAAAGTTATAAAGTTATAAAGTTATAAGTTATATAATAATACGTTATATTATTATATAAAAACACCTTGTAAAATATAGTAGATTCGTTATGATACTGAGTATTCATCAACATATAAAAGAAAAACTAGATTACTTTCATTCTATTTATAAGATTCCAAATATAATTTTTCATGGGCCGTCTGGAAGCGGTAAGAGAACGATTGTGAATGACTTTATTTATAAAATTTATAACAACGACAGAGAAAAAATCAAATCATTAGTAATGTATGTAAATTGCTCGCACGGGAAAGGTATTAAATTTATAAGAGAAGACCTGAAGTTTTTTGCGAAAACGCATATTAATTCAAAGGGTGGCAATGTTTTCAAAAGTATAGTGTTATTAAATGCCGATAAATTGACAATGGACGCCCAATCGGCATTACGTAGGTGTATTGAATTGTTTAGTCACAACACAAGATTTTTTATTATTGCCGAAGATAAATATAATTTAATGAAACCGATTTTGTCACGTTTTTGTGAAATATATGTACCTGAGCCAATAATAAACGGAAACATAATAAATCTGTACAAACATAATTTAAATGAAGTTTTTAAAATGAAGGATATAAAGACACAAAAACTGGATTGGCTGAAAAAGGAGTTGGTTAAATCTATAGGAAAAAATATAACAACCCAAAATTTGATGGTATTTTGTACTAAGCTGTATGAGAAAGGTTATAGCGGGTTAGATATAATAACTTTATTGGAAAATCACAAATTTTTAGAAACACAATTGACTATGGAAAAAAGGTATGAATTAATTATTTTATTTAATAGAGTTAGAAAGGAGTTTAGAAACGAACAGTTGTTGATATTATTTATCCTAAATTTCGTATTTTTGAGTTCAAATTTGTATTTAGAAAATATAAGTTTTATGTAAATGGATGATTTTAATGTAAGTTCGCTTCATGAATCCAAGAACGAATGGGGCGCAAGGTTAATAACAATTTTGACTCCTTTGGTAATTGACGGGTATAAATCTATTTTAGAAGAAGCGATTAGATTATGTAAGGAAAATAATGAGCCCGATAAATATTTAATGACATTTCAAAATTTTATTTCTAGAATTCCAAAATGGAATGCTACAATTATTGAGACTGAAAAGAAACGAATTTGCGAGAAGTCTGGTTGTTCTTATTTAGAAGACCTTGTCACATGCGTTCACATAATTCAGTTAAAAATCTTGACGGCTATGCGGGTAGGACAAAAACAAAAGAAAATTGATATTAACATTCCAAAACTCGACGATTTTATCCATAAAGTTTATATTAATGTAGCAAGAAAAGTATACAAAAACGTTTATTTATTTGAAGTAAATATTCCTCCTTTACAAATACAAAAGCATCACAGAGAATTGGAAATAATTATCCAGGAATCAATTTTAAATACCTTGAGAGAAAGTATTCCGGTTGAGGCAATTTTAAAGGCATATATGGACGAAACTGTTGAAGAGGATGTTATAGAGGAAATAAAAGAACAAATTATAGATGAACCTATAAAGCAAAACGTCGCCACAGCTGGTCCTTCCTCAGAAAATACATCTGTTCACAAAATCACGCCTACGCCTACATCGGTAAATGAACCTAGTAGTAGATTGACTTTCGATGATGTAGATTATATGAAAGGAGATGATGGGACAGTAACATCATTGTCCGCACCAAAAAGTATCGAACGGTTAGAAGAAATAAGTAATATTAGAGCAGAGCAGAGAAGGGCTGAGGAAGAGTATGATAATGATAATGTTAAATTAAAAATATCAGACCAAAGTATTGAACTAGGGGATTTAGATATTCATGTTATTGATGAGCCAAGAATAAATTTATTGCCGGATTTATTGATTGATGATATTGAAATTTTAGAATAAATTGCGTAAAAATAGGAATAAGAATGTGCTTTAGTAAATTAAATGGATAATATATTTATAATAGCGGGAATCATATCTGTTATTTTTTTAATAGCAAAATTTATTGAAATGAGGTTTGTTGAAAAAGAAAATAAACCATTAAAATTATTAATTAGAGATGCTCTTTTAGTATATTTTAGTGTAGTTTCTGGTTATTTTATTTTAGAGCAAATAAATCCAATGATTCAAACCGGTGGCTCAATAACTACACCCGTTTTTACTGATAATCCGGAATTCTAGATTTTATATTATATATTAGATTTCTAGATTTTGAGTTATAAAAATAAGTTACATTTACGTAACTTATTTTTATCTACCAGTCCATACTTTCACAACTGGATGTGGTACTTTTTTATTTTTTATATCATTCATATACTTATCATATGTGTAACTAAATTTTTGAGGATATACCATTATGTCTCCCAACAGCGATTTGGTTGTAACTATTTTTTCATTTTCTGTGAAAAAAATAGAACCCATTATTCTTTCGAGACAACATCTATCTGGCCTACATTTTACTTGATTTATTAGATTTGTAATACTGTATTTTTCTTGTATATAAGTTAAAAAATTGTGATTTATAAATGTTTGGCAGCCAAAGCATCCGTACCATTTTAAATGTGGTAACCCTAACACATTGTTGTTTAAAGTCAATTTGTCATTGATTGACACGAAATTTTTTAATCTACTTGATATTCTAAGTGTATTATCCAAATTAAGAGTGTCCGGGTTAAAATGCCATAATGGTATTACTTTGAACCCAATAACCTTTTCAAAATTAATTCTGCGATGAAAAAATACACTGTCGTGAATAATTATAGCATTATTAAAATATTTGTTTTTTAAGAAATAATAGTAAGGTAATAATTCTCCACGTCCAGGAAATTCGGATTCAACTATTTCAACATTTGTATAATTTGCGAATGGAATTAAGAATTCTTTATTGCTGTTATCATCTATGATTACAATTTTTCTACAAGGGTAAAACCTCCGAATACACCTTACACAATTGTTCCAGTATTTATTCGTATTTTCTGAATTTACATGTCGTGTAATAATAAATCCATACGAGCCCATATCTTATAATAAAATACTATTATAAAATATTTTATAAAACTCTTAATGTGAAATTGTTATAATTTCACATTTAACTAAAACTTAGTTAGTTATATACAGGAATTTTATCAATATCTATAAAGTCATTAGGCACTTCTCCTTTGAAATCAGAAAACGCTTTAAACTCTGGGCGGTCTAACTGAGCTTGTGGAGTATGGGCGTGGACGCATCTGGCTATCATTTTATATAATTTGAAATCAGGATATCTGTCTAACCCGTTATTTTTATATAACATATTAATTCCTTTATCGTCAAGACACCATTCAAAAACTAAACGTTTAACCGGGTCGCAAGTTTCTAGATATTTAACTTCCTCCAAATCCTCTATAACATAATCGTAAATAGAACACGCTAATCGACATAAATCAAAACTAAAATTGGGTTCCAGTCTGGATTTTTTCTCATTAAAATAAGGCTCAGTGTTATATTGTGTAGCTGCATCATTTCCTGATTTAAAACTATCACTACAAAATAAGTTACCATTGAATTTATAAATACTTCTTCCAAAGTCAATTATTTTAAAAATTCTTCCAAATGTAGGTACCTTGTAATATTGTTTTTTATAACAATAATATATATATTTTTTGTCGGTAGTATTATACATGACATTGTTTGAATGGAGATCATTATGTGTAAAAGAAAATGCTTTTTGGTATGTTATTAAAATCATTATGATCTGCATAAAAGCAGAATACCATTCAGCATTTGTTAATTCGTTCGATAAAATAAGGTCGTCAAATGTATTCTCGCAGTATTCCATACAAATTACTTGAACAGGAAATTTTGGTATAATTACATCTATTCTCTCTTCTTGTTCTGATTCATCCTCCCAATTATCATCGTCATCATCGTCGGTGTCTTCATTTTTATCCTCATCAGTGTCTTCATCATTTTTGTGGTTATCACAGTTATCACAGTTATCACAATCATCAAGATCATCTTCAGCCTCTCCATCAAGTGTATATGATGTTCTT